AAATCCACATTCCATTGGAGTTAGTCCACACTCTTCAATAGCATCTTGTAATGTCATTGTTCTGTGACCAAAATCTAATTTTGTACTTAATTGTGCGCCACACTCTTTGGCTAAGATCAATCGTGCCTTAATTCTAGAGAATGGGCTCATTTCACCTTCAGCAATTGGTGATGGAGGAGGTTCAATAGCAGGTGGAGGCATTTCGCCAGCTTCTGGTGCTGGAGGAACTGGGCCACCTGGTGCTGGAGGCATTGCGCCAGCTTCTGGAGGAACTGCGGCTGCATCAGGTGTAGGTGCAGGTGGAGGTGGAGCAACTGGTTCTGGTGCTGGAGGCGGAGCAGCTGGTTCTTCACCACCTGTTTCGCCTTCACCAAATGTCAATTGCATTGCAACTGCTGGATCTCTTTCCTGAACATACTTCTGGATTAATACACGGATATCTAAATCTGGATCAACTTGATCTAATGACTGGATAAACTCTGGGTCATCAATAATGCCTTTTAGGCTTAACTTAGCATTGATTTCGTTATTTCCACCCTTAAGGTCAGACGCCAATAACTTGTTTAACTTGTTAATAGCAGTTTGCTGAACTTCTTTGTTCAAGCTGAACAATGTATCAGTACCGTTTTGTGATTCTTCGCTCTCAACGATGCTGTTGATGAAGTCTTCAAATTGATCTTCAGCCATTGAGTTTTTCTTACTCATTTTATAAATGGCAGTATGTACACCCTTCAATCTCTTGTGTGCTTTTTTCTCACCTGGGTGATTGTAATCAATGTCATCATTTCTACCAATCTGTACACCTGTATCCAAGCCTGCCTTGTGCATGTGTCCAGCTGCATCGTATGCGCCTTTCTGTGCATAACTTGATAGTGTATCTTTGCTCAATTCATCAAGCTGGTCATCTGTTTTGTACTTACGGAAGTTTTCACTTCCTTTCTTGTGTGCCAATCCCTGCGTACGATAAGCAGCTTTGGTTACACCAGATTCACGGCCTTTGTTTACAGTGCGTTCACCGTCACGGTCGTCATCACCCTTATGCGTTGCTTTGCTAACGTAAGAGTTTAGTGTATCTTTGCTCAACTCAGACAACATGTCCTCTGGACCCAATTCTTTAACTGGGATTTCTGATTCATCAACTAACTTGAAGATATATGGGAACGCTGTCTTTAAATCTTCGTTAAATGTGCGGACTGTTAAACGGTCAATCCAGTCATCCATAATAGATTCTGGAATTTCTTGTGATACTGGTTCTTCAAAAGACTCAGCAAATGACTCATAGTAAGACTTGCGTTGTAGCTTTTGAACTTGATCTTTAATTTGGTCAATACGTTCCATGACCTTGCCATGGATATCACCCATTGCTTCTGCAAGGGCTTCATTACGTCCAACGTAACCTTTAAACTTACGTAGCTGTGCCATTTCCTCTGACAACCCAGTAATATGCTTACCAATTGGGTCATATGGATTACCGCCATGCTTTAAGTGTTCTGCTAAAGCGCGAGCACCATTTAAGTGCTTGTATGGGTATTTGAAACGCTCACCATCTGCGTTTTCAATATAGATGCTTTCAATGTGTAATGTGCGGCCAGCAGCTAACTCTGTATTAACTGGTTGTGAGTGCTTGACAATTAAGCGAGCTTCACCCAAGTCTTGGTAGCTAATCTTTGCTGTGCCATAAAATTTACTTTCCATCACTGGTGCTACTGGTGGCATGATTGTTTCTTCCTTGCGCTTTGCTTGGAACTCATAGTCACGTTTATCTAAGTTACTTTTTTCCAAGTTGATGATTTTAAAATCTAATGTTCTTTTGTTGGCGAATCTACCCATACTACGGATAAACTTAAAAACGCCAGGGACATCACTATCAACTAAATCGCCACCCACTTGTACAACGATGCCATCATCGTCATCCAAGGTAACTGTGATTGTTCCAAGAACTCTCCCAGCTTCTTTATATGGGAATTCAAAGAAACGTGCTTTCGGAATGTCCTCTTTCTTAGATAGAACTTCACCGGATTCGTCACCGATCTTCACATCTGGAAAGCGTGTTTCTAGCTTTCCATACACTTCTAATGCGATATTGTCTAAATTAATGTCCATGTTATATTTATCAAATGCCAGAAGATATGAATATAGGTAAGGGTGGTTCCCAATTCTCATCTTCGCCCCAGTCTGTACCCACTTTTAAGTATTCAAATACTGACGGGTCCCATTCTGCTAAAATCACGCTCATACGTACGATTAAAAGCAAACTAGACACTAAGTCGTCATGTAAACCCACTTTGGCTTTATAAGTTGTACCCGCGGCAATGAAGCCCTTTAGTTCACTCAATAATGGGCGACTATGAATCTTCATCTTGTCTTCTTCAATCATGTACTTCATTTTAGCACATGCTGAAATCTTATTACCAAAGGTGGTGTTGAAACCCTTGCGGAACTTCTTAACGTGTCCCTTGCGAAGTGGCTCACTTAGGAACAATCCAGGGAATGTTTCTTCACCCAAGTTCTCAATAACTACTAGGGCACTCTCACCAACTGTGTTGTTTTCGACTGACCAATAAATTTGGTTGTAGTTTTCTTCACCAATTTCTTCTTGTATGTATTTTAGAATATCTCTGAGAATTTTAACCTGTTGTTGGACTGGAGTAACGTTATGATGCCATTCTGCAACTTGTTCAAACGATGGAAGCTCAAATACTTGAATAGCACCATAGTCACCACCAGTACCCAAACTAGGATCAAGCGATGCTATGTATGTTAACCCAGCAACTGGTTTCTTATACCAACGCACTTCGCCCATCTTAAATGCTGGTTCTTTACCAACAAGCTCTGCTAACTTAATACTATGGATGAGCGTTTCGTCATATACCAAGAATTCACAATTGTATTCTCGGCGGAACTTCTCTTCCCCAATACGTCCCATTTCAACTTCTTTCCACTTATCATCGCGGTCAGGGTGTTCCCACCAATCTGCTTTGTATCCGTGGAATCCGTTACGCCCAGTGCCATCAGTCTTCTCATTACCAAATGAGTCAAATTTGTCTTGAGCTTCTTTCCAAATAGTAGCAAATGTGTCTTCGTCACTGTTTGGTGTTGATGTAATAATTGCTCGTCCACCAGTTGCTAGTGTTGGTGATATTGACGTCCAAAATTCTTCAGCAATATTAGGTTGCACAAATGCGAACTCATCGCAGTATAGAAGTGATATGGACATACCACGACCAGTGTTGCCAGTAGTTGTAGCAGAAACGATACGAGATCCGTTATCAAATTCAATACTCCCTTTGTTATAGCTTACGACACCTGCTCGTAAGAAGTCAGGACATAATTCATAAGCGTAACGAATACGCTGCATAATTTCCTGAGAACCTGTATACTTGTGGGCAGCAACTAGAATAGTTTGGTCTGGATGGAACATCGCAAACCACAACAAATAACCTGCTGCACAAGTTGTTTTGCCACTTTGACGTGGCATCATGTTAATGTTAAAACGATAATCGTGATAACTTGCTAATAACCTTTCTTGATACTCAAAAGGTTCAAACAACACCTTCCCTTTAACAGGGTGTTGAATAAAGAAGAAGTTCTTGACAAAATGCTCGTAACCACGAGCTGGGTCCGAACAAGCAACCATGTGCTGGATCTTTTCCTCAGTCCATTCTTCTTTGATATGCGCCTTTTTCGTTAAGACGCCGTCTAATGATTTTGCCATACTATTATTTAAGATGAAAAACCGGGCAACGCCCGGTTTTCGGTGATTTTTACACCATTTTACTTACGCATTTTGCGTATCATTGCATTTGCTTCTTTTAATGACATTTTGTCAACAGCTTTTTCGATGCCATGTTGACGCTTCCATGCCTTCTTATCATTGTCAAGACCCTTGCGCTTTTGACCAAAATCAGCCCCAGCAACAAATGCCTTGTCATTCATGTCAGCAGCCGCTTTTTTAGTATATGAAGCTAATGTACCTTTGCTCAATTCATCCAATTGGCGTGACTTTACATCAGCATACAATGCAGCCAAAGCTTCTTGCATTGGGTTCTCACCACCGTTTACTTTACGTGGATGAGCTTGACCCTTGCTGAACATATCGTTACCTGTTTGTGTAACTGCTGCAACTGGCATAACTTCTGGACCAGCATCGCCTTGTGCTGCATTACCAAACTCTTCACCAACTGACTCGTCACCCATTAATGGAACTTCGTCACCATGAACTGCGGCACCCTTACCCTGTAAGTGATTAACAAGTGCGATCAAGTCTTTCATTGATAACTGGACGTTACCTTCGCCACCGCATTCTTCAATTGATTCATCAGCAGCACCTGCACCGCCTTGAACTTCACTATTTTGTGGTGCAACGTCGGATACTGGTTCAGTTGCTTCTTCCTCAATACTTTCATCAGTGCGGCCAGAATTCTTAGCCAAGTTGTCTTTGTGACTAATCTTGCCCTCTTTTTCTTCAGCATCCAAATCTTTCTTAGTAACTTTCCAGTCACCACCTTGTGCTTTGCGTTGTACTGCTGGGATGTCGCTCTTCTTAGCACTCTCTTCAAGAGCTGCTAACTTTGCTAATAAATCGTGTAAATTACTCATATTATCTTCCTTTCATTGGATCAGGAAGTTTAATCTTTTTAGAACCAATTGCGCTGGTTGCTCCTGATTTTTCTGCAGCCATATCTGCTTGCTTCTCAACTGGCGCTTTCTTGGCTAGCAATTCATCATTAAATCCTGTGACTGCTTCGCCAGTATGCTTTTCTTTGCCTAACTCTTTTAAGAAGTTCATCATATGCTTCTCACCAACCAATCCTTGGTCGTTAGATTTTTCATACTCAGTACCTAACAATGCCTTGCCAGATTTTACATCGTTGGCATGGTTGATATTGTATTCTTCTTGTTCAGCAAGTGTGCGTACGATTAGGTTAGAAGGTGCAAGTTTTGAGCACTCTGATACTAAACTTTGTACTTGTAAAGATGTCACTGGATAGCTAGTTGTAACGTCAAATACAGTTATTTCAACGTGCTTTAGTGATGGGAATTCTTCTTGAGTTTCTTGAATTGGCGTACTCTTGCCTGCTGAGCAGCTTTCCACTTTATATGGAGAAAGTGCGTTCTTGATGTGTCCAACCATGTCCTTAGGGCATTGGCCAGCAACTTTAATCTTGAACTCGTATACTTTCTTGCTCTCAGTTAAGTATTCTTTAAATGATTTCATAATATGATCCTGATACTATATTTATTTCATATTCCTGATTTTTTCCAACAAGCTATTGCGATCTGCAACAATAACCCCTTCACCAGCAATATTGATACCACGATCTTCGCCACCCGCAGCATCTTGATCCAACTTTTGCTTTTTAAGCTGAAGTTCAATCATTTTTAACTTTTTATCTAGCTTTGCAGTTTTGGCATTAATTGCATTGCCCAGCATACTTGCAGCAACTTCGAACAAACGGCCACTGTATCTAGCCTCTACGTTCATACCCAAGTCCATGATGTCATCATATGCGTCCGTTGCTTTTTTAGCAAGATCGTCTAGCTCTTGGTCGCCCAAATCACCAAGCCCTTTTACTGCTGGTAACGCTGCTGCAATCTTGTCAAACTCACTAATATCTCTAAGCAAAGGCTCAGGGACAGGAGGACGCTCTTGCTTCTTCTCTTCCTGCTTAACAATCTTCTTGCTTTCAGGTAAATTGAGGATTTCTTCAAGTTTTTTAGTCATAGTATTACTTATCCTTACGTCTGACTAAAGATGTCGTTTTCGTTGAGGATTCTAAACTTGATGCCCTGTTGTCTACACCATAATGTAGCTGCCGCCCACTTTGCTTGATTCTTTACAAACTGGGCTTGATTATATTTGTTCTTGCCTACGCGCTCTAGCAATGTTTGGCTAGCTGGCTTAATCTCAACTAGCTCAACGTGCATTTTGCCAAACTTGTCAGCATATTGAATAAAGAAGTCTGGAACGTATACTGTGCTGCGGTTTGTTAATGGGTCACGATACGGAATTTGGATGGCTTCACTAGCCCACTTTTGGACACTAGCATTAGTATCGCAGAAGTTCATAAAGCTCCATTCCCAACTGGATCTGTACAAAGGCTGTTTAGTACCCACATACTTCTGTGGGTTCTTCATAGTGAACTTGCCCTTTGCGAACTTGCCAGCCATATTAAACTAGGATGTTACGTGCTTCGAAAGTGTTAGTTACAATCTCAACTCTGTAGCCCAACAAGCTAGTATTTTCTCTGCTTGCGTTGAGCACTTGCACGACTACTTGGCTTAACTGAACATCAGTTAGCCCTTTAAGTTTGTCCAGTAATGAAAAAACTGGAACATTGTCTTGACGAGCCTGATTTAAAAGTACAATGGCTGTGCTACTTGCACTGTTTGTATCAAAACCTCGCTTGACAAAGAATCCCACTGTTGCATCAATTTCGGCAGCAGGGAACGTAACTTGATCTTGAAACAAGTTATCGAAAAAACTTTTAACGTTGTACGTATTTGATGCTGGTAAATTAGTTGCCATATATTATTTTGGAAATGCAAACCCTTGTAATCCACTCAATACTGTATTTGCAGCATTTGCTTTATTAGCAATAGCTGTGCCTAATGACTGAGTATTCTGAGCAGTATTTATTTGAGTAAGTACTGTATTAAGAATTGATTCAGCATTATTAGCAATACCAGTACTGCTGTTAAAACTTGGGCCATTTGTAGCAAGCTGACCAGATAACGGACTTGGTGTTGTGTCATAATGTGATGACCCAAAACCCTCTGGGAAATCAGTGTCAACATTACCAATTGAATATCCAACACCTTCATAATGGATCTTCATGTCAAAATCGTGAACTTGGTTCTGTGAGTAATCGAGCTTATTGTGATTCCAAGAATTAATTAAAGGATTCTTTAACTCGTAACAAACATATTCGTGTCTTGCCATTTGATATATCTTAATATAAGAAAAGAATGGCGCAGTGCTGGAGTTATCCAAACCATACGGAGTGGTAATAAAATCACTACTGCGTGTTGCAGTGCGCTCGTATGCACCTGGAACATTTGCAGCCATCGAGTCTGCATAGTAGTAACTATAATAATTTTGCCAAAGTTGGTTAATTAAACCCATGTTATCATCATGGAATTTAATACCAGCTTCTTGATATTTTACTTGAAACTGTACAACCTTTTTGCGGTTGTACTGGTTTAATGTTTCGGTTTGAATCGAAAAGTTAGGCAAATCAACACTCTTAACTAACATGTTGATCTCGGTACCATATCGTTGTACCAAATCAATAGTTTTAAGCGCAGCAACGTTTATTCCGAACGCAACGTGGAATAGGAATTTTTGTTTAGGTGCGAGTCTAAACTGATCAACCGTGAACAACTTAGATGCGTGTTGTGCGTCACGCAACGTGATATTTGGGTCAGATAATAGACTTGATGTGGGTGTGAATGCCATAATATTATTTATTTAAATAATAATGTGCATACATTATCGGAAGTCAATAAAAAGCCCACCTAAGTGGGCTAGTTATTAAGAACCTAATGTACTGTTGCCAGAACCATTGTTTCCAGCACGTTTTACAGTTTGTGATCCAATTGTACCACCTGATGTTTGAACAGCGTTATCAAAACGGATGCTCATATCGATCATTGCAGGACCTTGTTCACTGTACTTCAAATCTTGCCAGTTTGTTGATTCTAAGTAACAACCATAACATTCCCATGTTTCTAGTACTTGAACGTTTTGGCTAGCGTTACCACCATCCAAGATTTCAATACGTAGAGTGAACTTATAGTCACCAGCAGATGCTGCTGAACTTTGTTCAAAGAAGTCAAATTGTTTCTGGTTTTGTTCACCAACTAGTTTAGAAACTTGGCCAGTAACATCATCACGTAGCTTAACGCTAATTGGTTCCCATGCTGGCTTACCAGCATAGTTGATCTTACTGTTATAAATTTCAATAACTTGGTTAGTGTACTTAACTTGTGGACGAGCCGCTTCTGCTACTTGTTTTGTTAATTCAACAGTGCCTGAAGATACACCAAAGTTTTCGAAACTTAGTCTAAAGCGATACTTTAGTTTGGGCATCAACATACCCTGTGAGCTTGAACTCTGGTCCGAAGCTAGGGGTACTGTAAAATTACTTAATGCTGCGATTGCCATTTATATTCTCCTAATTATGCGCCAAGACCTTTAATTGCCCCAGTGTTTTCCAAGCGTAATGGAATGTAAATAAATTCCACTGCCTTAACTGGTTCAATAGCGATATCAACGTGCAATTCGTTTCTATCAATTCTTGCTGGTGTGTTATTTGAAGTATCGCACACTACTAAGTAGTCATACAACGCACGTTGACCAGTCAATTCAAGCATTAGTTTTTCAACTTGCTGTTTGATTTCGTTACGTGTAATAGTATCGTTTGGTTCAAATATGTAAGGTTTAGCGATTGCATTCAATTGGTAACGTAAGTAAATTACCAAACGTGCAACGTTAATACGATCCATTGCACTAGCAACTAGTTGACGTGTCTTCTGACCGTAAGCAACTAAACCAATGCCACCAATGTATGTAATTGGGTTAACGTTAATTGCTGCTAATGTATCACGCTGTCCGTTGTTCAATGCAACTGTGTTAAACTCGCCAGTTAATGGGTCAACATAACCAACACTGCTTACGTTTGTTACACCACCACGGCGTGTACCTGCTGGTGCAAACCATGGATAAGAAACATTGTCGCTCAATGCGATTGTACGTAACATGATGTGGCTTGGTGGAACAACGATGTTGTTACCATTCAAGTCAGTTGTATAACCCCATGGGTAGTAAACTGCGCTCAAGTTGTCTGTTGAAACTAAACCATCTTCACCGTCACCAGTTGCACCGTTTACGTTATTACCCCAGTTGCTCAATGATGTAGCATCTGGTGTCAAACGAGCTGGAGCGTCAGCAACAATAAATGATAACAAACCACGGTCTGCATTCAATGCATTTAGTGCAGGTAATGTTTCTAAGTAACCTGGGCAAGAAATTAAGTTGAATACACGGCTGTCTTCATCACGGATTTGTTGGTTTTCGTTAATTAAACTGTTCAATCCTTTTAATACAACTGCACGTTGCGCTTTGCGACCAAATTGGCCTGCCCCCTTCTCAGTATTTGGAGCAGCTGAAACCCACTTGTCAACGAAGTAAGCAGATTGGCTAGCACCACCTTGACGGACGTTATGTGCTGTTGGGTCAATATAGTTTTTGTGGTATTGTAATACGTTGTTACCTGAACGGCGTAAGTTCCATAGCAACATACCACGTGGATACAATGCAGGATCTGGAGCGTCAAAGTCTAAGAAGTTGCTGCTCAACAAGTCAACAATATTGCTTGCTGTTGGGCCTAAACCATCTGTGTCCCAACGTGCGTCATGGAATAGAACACCATTTTCGCTTGTTTGGTCAGTATTGTCAACCAATACCCACATTTTAGAAATAAAGTTGTACTTAGAAATTAGTGGATAATTTTCTAAATCTGCTGTGCTAATCCACAAGTCACCGTGTGCTAATGGAGTACCATCGCTTTGTGTTGTTGGCTCAGTTGCGCTAACAATTGGACCATTTGGATCTGTAGCAGTACTTGTTACGTTGTTTGCATCAGTAATACCAGTGTGTTGATCATAATTTAAGTAACCAACCCATGTTGTACCATTGTGGATTAAAATATCCACTTCGTTAACAACGCTGCTATACCATAGTTGACCGTCTGCTGGCTCTGCTGTTGGGGCATCTGGACCAGCTGCAACTGCTGCACTGCCGTCACTAGCTTGTGAAGTCCAACCTGAAACTACATAACCACCAGTTGAGCTTGTGTATACATTAGCTTGACCACCGAAGATTGCACTTACGTTAACACCAGTTAAACCGTTTTGTACAAGACCAATTTCACCACCGGCAACATGTGTCAATACAAGGTATTCTTTACCATTAGCAACTGTTGTAGAAGCTACAACGTTTGTCATACCAGCAGCGTTAATTAAACCTGCAAGCGTATCTGCATCAGCACCTACACCAGTTGCAGTCATGCTAACTGTATGTGAGTTAACTAGGCTTGTTCCACCTGTTAAACTTTCTGTAAGTGTAAAGCTAATTGTACCAACAATTGATGCACCAAATGCTGCTGAAGTTGTTGCAACTGGGCCAGCCACTTTGCGTGTGAACACTTGGAAGTCAGCTAAGTTAGTTGCTGTGCTATCATACTTAACAAAGGTTGTGCCCATGTCAATGTTTAAACCACCGCCAATTGGGTCTAAACCAGTGTTAGCTGCTGCACCGTTTGCGTAAACTGGGGCAATTTCTTCAACCCACTTGCCAGTATTTTCGTTGTATGTCTTAACAGAGTAGCTAGCACCCATGTTAGGTGTAGTTGTCTTAACCCATACAGAACCTGTTGGACGTGGATCTGATCCGTTTGTTTTAAACTGTGGTGGTAATGTGTGTGATGCAATTGCAAGCTCTAGTGGCTTGAATGAACCAACTACTAAACCAGACGCTGCCAAATTGCTTGTACCACTTGAAACATCTGCCACAACGATTGTTACGCCAGTTGAATAAAGTTGAATGTTACCAGCAATGTTAATAGATGCTGAAATACCATCAGCAATCATTGTTGAGTTTGCGTTAATTGCAGCAACTAATGTTGTCTTTGTAGGTGTAATACTAACGTCAGTAATTGTAGTTCCGTTAATTTTAACACCACCACCAGTTGTCATACTTCCTGTGCCTGCTGCACCAACAGATGCTGGTTGGCTAGCAATCCAAGCTGTTGAACCAACTTGTACCCAAGCTACTGGAGTAGAGGTTGCTGGTTTCTTGTACCACAACTTGTATAAGTTTGAAACTGCTACTAATGCATAATCACCAACTGCGCCAACGCTAGCCTTTGGTGTATAATCACCACCTAGGAAGTTCACAACTTTAGCTGAATCAGTAATTACTGTTGGAACCACGTTAGTAAATGTTTGACCACCAGTTACGTTAGCTGGGGCTGAGTTCCATTCAAAAATACCAAAGTATGATGATAATGTGTCTAACCACTGTGCGCCATTTGCTGGTTTACCATGTGGTGCTGTTGCGCTAGCTTGTAGTTGAGTTAAGTCAACGTCTGCACGAGCAACGTATGCGCGGTTGCTAATGCCCAAGAAGCTGTATGCTGCTTGTAAGCCATATTCGTTAATTTCGCCAGCATGAACTGGGTTATTGCTTGCGTCAGTTTGGAAGTAAGGAATACCAAAAGTTGCTCCCAAGTCCATTTGACTTGTTAATAGGTATACCTTGCCTGCATTAGCTTTCAATGTACCTGGTGCTGTACCAGTACCTGCGCTGTTTGCTTTGTTCTCGCCCGAGGCAACGATAATTAGGGGTACTGTTCCTGGTGCAGATGGAGTATAAAAACTCTCATCAATAACGGTAACGCTTACACCTGGTGAACTTAATTGTGCCATTTTGTAATCTCCATGAATACATGTTCTCCATGTATTTATAGCAAATGGTCAATTTCGAGTGGTTATAACAGCACGTTAAAGGGATGAAAAAGGTGTAAATATCGTTATGAGACCACTTTGTAAGTGCGGTTTACGTCCCGCAGCTATTAATTATCACAAGAATGGTAGGGTATACTACAGGAAGCTCTGCGAAGCATGTTTAAAGGGCGGAGAACACGCCGGAGTACCTCGTTGGTATCTCAGTGGGTATCGCATGAAGAACTCTTGCGACAAGTGCGGATTTAAAAGTATCCATAAAGAAGTGTTTGCAGTATTCCATATCGATGGCGATTTGAATAACTGCAAACACTCAAACTTAAAAACGGTCTGTGCAAACTGCCAAAGAGTATTGCACAAAGAGGGTGTTAAGTGGAAGCAGGGTGGTTTGGTTCCGGATTTATAAGAGCTTGAACTTGCTTATATAAGTCCTCAATACTACTATCGTTTTCCATTACTGCATCGAACTCAGTTCCAACCCAAGCAGTTTCGCTAGCATGGATGCCAAGTTTTTCTAAATGATGCTTACTTAATGCCCAGTTCATATTCCCGTATTGGCCACGATTTACGCTTTCAGCAGCACTGTACCATTCAGGTTCTGGGCCACGTTTAACACGTATCACAATACCACCAGCATTACGGATTGATTTAATTTCGTTTGGGAAGCGACAGTCTGAGATTACAACACTGTCTTTAGAGTTGCGTAGCTTGTTTTCTAAGCTAGCGATCCAGATATCATCATGGAAGCCTTTGCGGCATACTTCTGTCCCCCATTGTTGGAGGATATATCGTGGGGTAATTGGTTTGCCTAAACGCTCACTCCACCATTCATCTGGAATTTCACGCCACTCACGGGCTGCTTTTGTTCTGCCTTCAAGTAGTAGTCTATCCCAACCAAATACTTGTGCTACTGCATCTTTTAAGCTATTTGCGAAGCTTTCACGTCTGTAACCGTGGAAATTTGTAAGGTAATCAGCAATAGTATCTTTGCCAGACCCAATGAAACCGCACACACCAATAATCATAAATCCTCCTGGATATCATGTTATTATGTAGCAATTCTGTAACACAGTCAAATAATTTTGTATCGTTAACCAGTAATAAAGTAGTAGCCAGTGCCACCAGAAACTAGAGTTTCTAGTTCTTTATCAAGCGCCGTGAGTTCTTCTTTAGCTTCAGCGATTAGTGCAGTACCATTTAAGGTAATAGATGACCCCGGGCCAGCAATACTTGCAAACTTGCTACGAGCTTGACCTAGCATCATTTTGCTTGTTGCCAATGCGTAATCGCGCAACCATTGCTTTGCATAGATGTCCTGTAGCAATACCCAATCAGGACGGAAATTGTATGCCTGAACTAGAATTTGCTCACCTTGGGCAAATGGTCTTTGTAAAATTAATAGGGTATGTGTAGTTGGTTTCCACTTAAATTCAATGAATGAACCAAACATTTTGCCCACTAATTTCTGGTATCCAGCAAACATTTCATATGTTGCTAAACCGCCCATCATACTACCAGACATCAAGTACGTGTTTGTGTACGCCAAGTTGAACGGCTCGAACAATGTTCCGCCTGCACCCATACCCGTTCTTGATCCAATAGCTCTACGAAATACTTGTCGAACTTCAATAACTTCGTCAGGTAATTTGTATTCGTTTTGATCTTGGATTAGTTCTAAAAACAAATAGCTTTCTTCCACAGCGTTTGGACTACGTTGTCTAAAGCGATTTAACGCTCTATCAAGTGCAATTTCCATGTGCTTTGGATCAAGGTCAACATCAACCATTCCGTCACCCAGCATTGTACGGATGTAATCAAATACTTTATTACGTTCGATAGTAGATGTAGATTCAGGGGTTGATGGCAGATTATCCATTTTTAGCTCTCCAAGTATATTTAGCTGGCGATAAATATCATTATGCCACGATTATCTCTTTACCGCCCAGAAAGGGGCAACGATTACAGATTTATAGATCGTCAGATTTCTGAAATGTTTCAGGCTGGCGGTACTGATGTGTATTTGCACAAATACATGGGTCCTAAAACAGACGCTGATCTGCAAAGAGACCCAGATTCTGTGACGGTTGATCAACCACAAATTGATACACAATCAGTCACTAACATTCAAGATTTGTTGTTTTTAGAGAATCGTGATAGAAAATACGATCAAGAAATTTACAGAATTCGTGGCTTGTATAATGTACAAAATATTGACTTCAATCTAAGTCAGTTCGGATTGTTTATTGACAACGATACATTGTACATGACTGTACACATTAATGATTTTATCAAATATATTGGTCGCAAACCAATAAGCGGTGATGTGCTTGAACTGCCACACTTGCGTGATGATTTTGCGTTGGGTGACTTTGATGTAAGCCTACCACGCTACTATGTTATTGAAGATGTGGGCCGTGCAAGTGAAGGTTTTAGTGTAACTTGGTTCCCACATTTGTATAGATTAAAGTTAAAGAAGATTACAGACAATCAACAATTTTCTGATATTTTCAGCAAGCCTGCACTTGATGCAAATGGTGACCCAGATACAAGTGGCAAAACATTAAAGGATCTGTTAAGCACATATAACACTGAGATTAGCATCAATGACCAAGTAATTGGACAAGCTGAAGCTGATGCGCCACTAAGTGGCAGTGATACACGACAATATTATACATTGGGTGTTGATCCAACTACTGGGCAACCAGTTATCCAAACTGCTGACCTAGACTCTGAATTTGCAAGTGATGGTGACTTGGTCAGTGAAAACGTCAATAGACCAGTGCGCGATGGATATACTGGATATTTGTTAGGCGACGGGATTCCATCAAATGGATATGATTTTGGTCACGGATCTCAATTCCCAGACGCACCATCAGACGGTGACTTCTACTTAAGAGTGGATTTCTTCCCCAACAGACTATTCCGCTTTAGTGGAAATTCGTGGGTAAAATATGAAGACGCTGTGCGTATGACAATGACTAACAATGACACTCGTCAAACACTCAAAACTGGATTCATCAATAACACAAACGAGAATACATTTGGTACTGATCTGGTTCCAGAACGTCAATCACTATCTAAGGCACTCAAACCTAGGGCGGATTTATAATGCAGCATTTTTATGATGGTCAGATAAGACGCTATATCACACAAACTATTCGTGTGTTTAGCAACTTTGTAGTAAAGTATGGTGACGGTAGTTTGCATCGCATACCCGTGATGTACGGTGATGCTGATAGACAAGCTGCAAGTATTATCCGCGGAAACAGTGAAAATAAAACCAACTCTGTACCTAGGATTGCAGTGTACGTAACTGGTTTAGATATCGACAAAGAACGATTAGCAGACTCTAGCTTCGTCAGTAAAGTTAATATTAGAGAACGTGATGTACTTGATGGTGCATATACACAATCACAAGGCCGTAATTACACAGTTGAGCGTTTAATGCCAACTCCATTTAAGTTAACTATGAAGGTTGACATTTGGTCTGCAAATACTGACCAAAAGTTACAGATACTTGAGCAGATTTTAGTATTGTTTAACCCAAGTTTGGAATTACAAACTAACAGCAACTTTATTGATTGGACAAGTTTGTCAGTATTAAACATGAGTGCAGTTGCTTGGTCTAGTAAAACAGTTCCAGTGGGCAACGACACACCAATCGATGTTGCAACATTAACATTGGATACTCCTATTTGGATTAGCCCACCAGTTAAGGTTAAACATTTGGGTGTTATTACACGCATTGTTACTAGCTTGTTTGGATCAAATACAATTGACGACAGTACATACATTGACGGATTTGGACCAGATTTAAGCGGCGGGTCAGTAACAATGGACAACGCATTATCAGGACAATTCACTACAATTGGTGGTTTCAATATTACAGTATATAATACTGCAAGCACATTTAAAGCAGAGCTTGACAAGTATAGTGGTGATGCGACTATGCCAGCTGACTGGGGCTCATTATTTGACCAATACCCAGGGCAATATATTGCAGGGTCGTCAAAGATCTATATTGAGCAAATTGATGGCTCTGAAATATCAGGTACCATTGCTACAGATCCAGTTGATTCAACAGTGTTGAATATTGTTCCAGATGCTGACCTTGTATGGTCAGATGAAGAGCCACTAACAGTTAATCCATACAATGGATATACTAGTGTACGTCTTGGTAGCCCAAGTACGTTTGATGCTATTATTGACCCGTCAAGAGTGTACCCAGGGAATGGCATGTCTAATGTCGTTGCTGGTGATAGATTCTTAATTATTGAAGACATTGGTAACCCGATTAATGGTGACGGTCCTGATGCTTGGAAATCTACTAGCGGTGTTGATTTTATTGCAAAATCTAATGATATAATCGAGTGGGATGGCAATCAATGGCACGTTATGTTTGATGCTACTCAAGAAGAAAGAATCATTACACAATCCAACATATATAATAACATTCGAGTGCAGTATACATGGAATAACGTTTCATGGACTAAGCGTTTTGATGGATTATATACAGCTGGACAATGGAGAATCGTACTATAACAGAAAAAATCGTCTGTAGTGGCGCTTTGTTTTATGCAAAGTCTACTAGGCGCTTTCTGTTGGTTCAAAAAGCTCACGGTAAACACGAGGGAACTTGGGGTTTAGTTGGTGGCACAAATATCCCTGGCGAGAACCCATGGCAGGGTTTAAAGAGGGAAGTTATTGAAGAAATAGGCGCAATGCCTAAAGTTATTAAAACTATCCCAATTGAAACTTTTGTTTCAAATGATACTGTGTTTAACTTCCATACATACTTGTGTGTAATTGAGGACGAGTTTGTTCCTATACTAAGTACAGAACATATCGGGTGGGCTTGGTCCACAATTGATAGGGCGCCTAAACCATTACACCAAGGATTGCGTAATAGTTTCTCAAGCAAAACTATTCGCACAAAACTGCAAACAGTGTTTGATTTAATAGATATTCTCTAACCAAGATCACTGAATTCAAAAAGCATATCACGTAAATACCCACTAGAACTCGGGATTAATAAGTGATTAAAGAACCGCTAATAATTGACGATATTGTTTCACAACAAATCGCAGACAAGATAGAAGAAGTATTACTATCGGAAGCAGACTGGCATTTTATTTCAGATGTGACATTTGGATCAGGTGCTGATTATCGGTCAACTCCTGCATTTGGTCACGTTTTTAAGAATACCGAATGGCCCGATCATTCAGATCCATTTTTGTCACTAGTTATGCCGGTGGTAGAAGCCGCCTGTAGTAGGATCAATTACCACATTCATTCAATACAAAAAGCAAGATCATTCTTGCAAGTCCCTTTACATGAGAGCTTCACAACAACAAAGTTGGATGCGCTACATGTTGATCAACAATTCCCTCACTTAGTAGTTCTATACTATGTCATGGATTCCGATGGTGACACTATTATTGTTGACCATAAGCGAGTTGGCGCACCGAACTATACACTTGAAGCTGCTGATTTCCCACAACTTGTAAGAGTAACTCCCAAGAAGGGCAGAGTAGTAATCTTTGACGGTGATTATTACCACACTGCTGAACAACCAAAGCATGGGCTTCGTTGCATTGTTAATTTTAATGTATTAGGTGGTATTAGAGCATGAACGATATCCTAGTATTTGACGATATTATTCCAGTACAGCATCAAGAATTCCTTGAATATTATTTTCTCCGTGGTGAGAATAAATGGTATTTTCAAAAGGATATAACATACACTGACCCAGAGAATCAAGGAGCAGAAGTTACACACTATGGGTTTTCTAACCTAATATACGACCGTGCAACTAAGCCTGACATGGGTGCTGATTTTTATAATATCCTCCCTGTTCTTTATCAAGCAGGCGCAAGAGTGGGGTTTGATGTTGGTGCTGTACTTAGAATGCGAGCATTCCTCCAATTACCTATTGCGTCAAATGATGGCCCAATTAACAATGCACACACTGACATGGCAATGAATCACTTAGTTGTGCTGTATTATTTGACCGACTCTGATGGTGATACATACATTTATAACGAGACTGAGAAATCAGAAACATACACCATTAAACAACAGGTAACGCCCAAGCGTGGTAGATGCGTAGTATTTGATGGGCGACTCTACCACAGTAGCAGTAGGCCAACAAATAATAGACGCTGTATTTTAAACATTAATTTTATACCCAAATGACCACGTTTTATCAACCATTTGCATCACACATTTACCACAACACTGAGTCGCGAGTATCAAATCATGACGAGTTGAAAAAATTTGTGTTAGACATGTATGCGGAATCACCAGTAAAAGAGGGAAACTTTTATCACACTGGGTTCACTACATACTTCTACGATGACTTTACGGGACATTTATACACACATGAATTGTTTAATGAACTCCGTGACATGATTATTAGGGAAGCTAATAAGTTTGTGACTAAACGATATGAACATTTGGAGCAGCATGGAAAGATTGTTTTTAAAAATATACGTCCATTGCGTTTTACTAACATGTGGTTTAATGTAAATCCCCCAGGTGGATATCAAGGTAGACACCACCATGCTATGAATTTGTTAGGCGGTACATACTATTTAGATGTACCAGATGAGTCTGGAAAGATTGGGTTTTATGATCCAAACCAGTTTGCATACTTTCATAATCAAGACCATAATGCTATGAACTTGTTAATACCAGATTTCGATGTACAAACGTCTACTGGCGATTTATTAATTTGGCCAGGGTGGATGGACCATGAAATTTCAGTAAACAAGACTGCTGATAAGAATAGGCTATCAATATCATTTGGGATTAATTGGGCATGATTAAAGTGTATGATGATTTATTACCCCCAGCTTTGGTTGATAGAATTGAAGCAACTCTTCTTAATGACCAATTTTATTGGTTTGCCCTGGATAACTTATCACTAGGTGGCCAGAAAGTAAAACGCGAATTTATTATGCCAGAGGGATACAAATATGTTGAGTCGCCTGGCATGACAAAGCCGTTCTGGCGTGATGGACTTTGGTACGACCCATATGACATGTTCATGATGAGTAATATGATTATTGATTATTTTTCTGAAGCTAGTGGTATCCCAGCAAATCGTCTAGTTCGCATTAAGGGAAATATGCTAACTCCCAACCCGAATCCAGAATATGATGAAACAGCAATGCATTACCCACACATTGACTTCTATAATAATCATCATGTCTTGGTATACTATGTAAATGACAGTGATGGAGATACCGTCATCTTTAATGAAAAGTGGAGTCCTGAACATGATGGTAGTCTTATACCATTAACTATTAAAGAGCGTATTGCGCCTAAGCGTGGGAGAATTGCATACTTTGATGGACTGCATTACCATACTAGCACGAATCCAATGCATCACGGTGAGCGTGTAATTTTAAATATTAATTTCGCATGATACAAGTTTTTGATAACATTATCCCACTAACAGCACAACAGCGGCTTATTGATTTAGTGAATGAAAGACACTTTAGATGGTACTACAGAAAGTCTGTATCATATCAGTCCCCATCGAATGTGCCAGCGTTTTTTACAAACATGGATACAAGTGGATATGCGTGTCCTGCATATATTAAAAATGCAATAGAAGTACAAGAGCTAATGCCATACGCACAGCAAATTTTTGATAATATGTACGACTTGACTGGAATTAAAGTTAATGATTTAATTCGTGTTACATTCAACTTATTATATCAACACCCATCCAAGGAGTTTACTAAGGATACGTGGAACTCAGCCCACACTGATCAACAACATGATCACAAGGTATTATTGTATTACGTGGACAACAGTGACGGTGACACATTTATTTTTAATGAAAGAGCTGGTGAGACTTTTGATAAATTTACTGTTAATCAACGCATAACACCCAAACGTGGGTCAGCTGTGTTATTCGATGGGACACAATATCATGCCTCAAGTAACCCGCTTAATTCATTTAAACGCTACACTATTAATTTTAACTTTGTATGAACGATATTATTGTACTAGATGATGTAATTCCTAAGCGTACACAGTATAGACTCGCTGACTATGTCTGTGATTCAGAGTTTGCGTGGAATGATTACAACCACATTTTAACTGCTGGTATGTACTTTAAGGATGTTACAGTAACTTCAGACATGAACATGTGTCCTAGTGATTCACTGATCAAGTTATGCTATTATAATGATTTTAGACGTAGTAAAATTTTTGATGAAACTATATATTGGTTAGGAATGGCTGTATTAGATGGATACTCGCAAAAAACTGGTGAAAAAGTCAACGGTGTTATGCGTATGAAAGTCAATAACCAAAGTGTATCCCCAATATATGGATATGATGGCAATTGCTGTAATGAGATCCATGTAGATAATTTTGAAATGCACAAAACTTTAGTGTATTATATAAACGATAGTGATGGTGATACAATATTGTTTGATAAACTCTGGGAACCAGGTATAAAAGAATATGCTGTAAAAACTGCTGAACGAGTTACACCAAAGCAGGGTAGGATTGTGTGTTTTAATGGTTTGAGGTTCCATGCACCTAGTAATCCTATACATAACCGCAGACGTTATGTGTTAAATATTAACTTCTATTGAGATAAACATGAAATCAGATATTAAAGACTTTATTGGTATTTTTGACGATGTTGTTAGCAAAGAGTTTTGCAACGATGTTATTGACTATTACAGATATGTACAGAATGCATCATTAACTTGCAGTAGGCAAGCAGCAGAGGGTGTTGAAAAGTTTAAAAAGCAGGATGACACTTACTTTTTCCAAGATGAAATGCAACAGGAATTCCAGTTGCATAATACAAATATTTTGCAAGAAGCAAATAGAGCATTTGCTGATTGTATAAATGCATATTTTAATCACTATGACATTCTATACTCAACAAATTATGGAGTGTATTCATATAGGTTGCAAAAGACACCAATTAATGGAGGATACCATGTTTGGCACCATGAGCGTGGGGATTTAGAAAATCAGCATAGAATGCTGGCCATGATCCTATACCTTAATGATGTTGATGACGGTGGTGAGACTGAGTTCCACTATTATCCACGTAGGGTGCAAGCAAAAGCCGGGCGAGTTCTAATATGCCCAGCTGATTTTACACATACACATCGTGGCAATCCGCCACTATCTAACGAAAAATATATTATTACAACTTGGGCATCTCACGTAAAATGATTAAAATTATTGACGATTTCTTACCAGAACCATTATTTGAAAGACTTTATCAGGATATAACGTCCTTTGACTTTCCATGGTTTTATTTAAAAGATACTACCTATAAGAGCAAGTACAGTGATGACGAAGCTCTGTGGGATGACGGATTTTCATGCTTAATATATTTGCAAAAAATTGATGAACAATTTGAGTTTAAAGCGCCTGCTTATGAAGCGTTTGTTCCACTAATGGCACATTGTGAGTTTGCTTTAGGATATAAAATGTCATCATTAGCCAGGGTTAAAGCAAATCTAAGCACTACATCTATTACTAATGCTCCATTTGAACCACACGTTGATCAACCAGATGTTGCTATGAACACTGCAATTTTGTATTTAAATGACTCCGATGGCCCAACATATATCTATGATAATAAATGCCCAGTTGGATCAACAACCAACCAGGCATTAGAGTATTATAGAAAGAATAAAGATGATTTTAAAGTACTCTGTGCGGTTCCGCCTAAACGCAATCGTATGGTATTATTTGATGGTGATTATTATCACTCTGGATCACGCCCAGTAACTAATAAAACCAGATTGAATATTAACTTCAACTGGTTTGCCAAAACTACTGAGTAATTATTTTAATACCTTTAAAGTGATCCGCATGTCCACGTAGTGCTTGGGCATCGCGGTTTACTTCAATTAGACTGTCAAAGTCCGGTGCTCCAAAAGTTCTTTCACATGCGTGGCAATCCCAACACTCGTTCTTACAATTCTTTAGAACAGCATTGAGTGACTTTCCTTTACCAGTAGTCCATACAGTCTCACTATCAATTTGTGCGACATTTTCAAAAGTAGACTCATACTTGACATTACAATAGCGCAACGGTTGGAAATTAGAAACAACTCCTGGATTATTTTCCATTATTTCTTCAAAATAATTTGCCATGCCATATTGAGCACCTGATTCAATGACACCATTTAGGTTTGCATTGTCAGCAGCCCACTTTTGTCCTTTGACGTGTGCAATATTTGACCAGACAAATTTCTGATCATAGCTATTGTTTGGCATTGACATCATGCGTCCAGAAAATTTAAAGTAGTCAACCTTATTTCTATATTCTTCAAACGTAGCTTTATTTGCCCAAACCATTTCGGTACCAATACGTGGGAGTTCGTTATACATCTGATGGCGCCAACGTTTACATGTCATGTTGCCATGATTTTCCCAGTAACTCCACCCAATTTCTTTATTCATCGTATCATGCTCAACTTTGAATGCACAGTTAGGCATACAGCCCTCTGTTACTAGCAATGATAGTTTTAAATTGGGAAACTTTTTACGAACTGGTTGCATTGCTTCAAGTGCATCCATATTACGGTTTAAACTTCGATCCAAGTTAATAACGTCATATCCAAGAGCATGGTAATCAACTACTTGCTGTGGAGTGGTAATGATATGATTTACAGTATTCTTCCAGCGCATTTCTGGGAAATTACGTTGTAATATAGTAGTAGCCATCATATGTACATGTGAAATAGTACACGAACGTACACCCATTTCATAGTACTTACCAATATGGTCTACAAAACCATTCATAATATCCATGTCTTCAACTAACTCCCTATTAGGATATGTTTCGTTAAAAGTTAATGATATTTCAATACCAAATTCTTTCTGGATCTTTAGTAGCGTTTGAATGTGTGCTTCATCCAGAGGCGCAGCCATCACATCACCGTAAATTCTTTCTACACCGTTGTATGTGTATCGATATGGGTCTGAGAAATAGATATCAAATATTTCTGCTCGGTATCTAGGATGTGAGTTTTTAATGCAGTGGTAGTAAAGCTCTGGGTCCTTAGTAAAACTAGGGTAACCGAATGAAAATAGTTTATTGTAATTGCTCATAAAGATGAAAAAAGGTAAGTGTATTACTTACCCTTTTTGTAAACTCACCAGTGGGGATTATGGTTTATATGGACCAGAAACTGGGTTATCCCATTTTCCACTCATGTAATCTGCTGCCAACTCGTCAGCCATTTCCTGTGGTGTTTTGATTCTATATGCAGGATCGTCTGGGTGTTCATCATGTAAATTAATCATTACTTCCACTCTGCTAGATAACTCATCATTAGCTGCTAACATTGCTTCATGGTTGTCTTTAGGGAATAAAATCTTAATTTTTTCAATCCTTGCTGCCCATTCAGCCAACGGGTCCGTGTCACCATTTTGTACTGCTTTAAAAATAGTATCAAGCTGTGAACCAACGTCACCATATGCAACTCTACGAGCAACTTCGTAACGAGTTTCTGGTTTATATGGTGGACTAAATTCACCAGTTTCCCAGTTGTATTCCCACATGAATTGAACTTCTGGTCCGCATTCGTGCCAAACACTGTCAACGTGGACGTCAAAACGTTCTTGTTCATTTTCCGCGATACCTTGAACACGGGTTTCCTTAATATGCACTAGTGCGTATCTTGCCATTTTTATTGCTCCTCATTCTTAATATGAATATGTTTTTTTAGATACTCATAATGGGTAGGTAATTTCTCAATTGTTGGTAATAAAACGTTGTCTCTATATTCGACCCAATTCTTTGTGCTTTCTTCAGCACTCCATTGATTACGCATACCATACCTATCATTATCATCTTGTAAGTATCTCTTATTTACCGGATTATAGTTCTGTCCGGCAGCGATATACATAACTCCACCCATATTAAAGTCATATGCGTGATTAGTTAAAATTCTAGTTGAAAGATCCATATATGCATTGCGTAAGCGTGGAACCCAATCATTCATTTCTGGTGAATAGCTTAGTTCCTGTGTTACATATTGCCAATATGGGGTGTCATGACGTTGTGACATTGTGTAGTGCAAAGAAATAAAGTCTTTAAAACCAACAATTTGGTCATGGAACGCAAAATTGTAAGTGTCAATGTCAAATTTAGTTACAAAGCCGTCGTGCTGTTGTAGTGTATCAATAATCTTCATGATACCCTCGTGTGTTAACATTAAACCAGTTGACTCTAGTGGCTCAATAAAGCCCATAGCCAATCCAATGCCTACAACATTTTTAATCCAGCCCTGCTTGTGTGTACCGTGCTTAATCTTGATATGCTTTAATTCAGCTTGTTCTGCACGTTCTTGAGCACCTTCTCCATGGTAGTCCATGCGGTTGCTTGCTAAGTACTTTCTAAATTGTGCTTCAGCTTCTTCCTCAGTTGCAAATTTGCTTGAGTAAACATACCCTGTACCAATACGATTAAACAATGGAATGTTCCATGCCCATCCTGCTTCCAATGCAGTACAGTTTGTAGCAGAAGTCATTTCATTTTCAGTATCAATGTACGGAATAATTGTTGCAATGGCTCTGTCGTTCATCAATGTGTCGTGGAATGAAATAAATTCTGATCCCATTTGACCTTCCAACAACAGTGAACGGAAACCAGTACAGTCAATATACAAGTCAGCAGTTAATGTACCGCTGTTTTCAGTAATAATACCTGAGATTGAACCGTCATCGGCCTTTGTTGCGCCTGTCATTGTATCAAGAATGTGGTTAACACCTTCTGGAATACAAACATGATTCTTTAAGTATTGACCAAATAATGCAGCATCCATGTGGTATGCAGTATCGTATTTGAAATTAAAACCACGAATTTCAAAATTTTCATTATTTGTCATTTTGTTATGATCAGCCATAACAACGTGTGGGTGATAAAATTCAGCAAACGAGCGTGGTGGCCATGCATCTTTGTCGCCAGCATTTAACAAGAACCATTCCATTGGACCATTTGGTTTATGTGTAATATCGCATATACCGAATGGATAATGGAATACATCTGGCTTTTCACCAGGTGCTTCTCTAAAATCAGTAAACTTAATTGATGTTTTATATGTTGCGTTGCAGTGTGGCATCCACTCTTCGTCTTTAAGACCAACTGCGTTCATATAGCTGTTGATGTGACCAATTGTACTTTCACCGACACCAATAGTTGGAATGCCCGGTGCTTCCATCAGTGTAATTTTAAGAGATGGTATTTGACGAACTAATGCGGCTGCTGTCATCCAACCTGAACTCCCACCACCGACAATTAAAACACTTTTGATTTGCATATTGTTACCCTAATAAGTTATCGACTACTTATTATCTGTAGGAATATACTACAACAATTCCGGATGCGCCATAACCACCGCGAGAATGGTTTGAGTGGCAGCTCGAACCGCCTGCACCAGGTGCTTGGTAATGATCTTCACCAGTGTAACCGTATGAATTATTACTCCATCCAGGGAACTTTGATCCACCGTAGAAACTCATACCACCTTTCCCGCCGCGGTTATCATGTCCTGAACCACCACCGCCAAATACGTTAATATCACCGCCGTGTCCTTGACCACCATGGCCGCCTGAGTGACCCCAGTTACGATTTGCGCCATAGCCACCACTTGCTGAAATCCATGGGCCAAATGAACTTGTTCCACCGTCACCGCAATTTGAGTAATAACCACCGCCCCATCCGCGACCACCAACAGTAACTGACACTGTGCTATATCCACTTACGTCGATGTATTTTTCAGCCATACCACCAGCTGCTCCAGATTCACCGTGGGCACATGAGCCGCCGCCACCACCGACTACAACTGCTCGCACATATCTACATCCACTTGGTTTTGTCCAAGTATAACCACCAGACACAGAAAGATTGTGACTATTACTCGGTGGAAATGTATCAATTTGAATTAATTCCCCCTGTGAGTCAGTGTCCTGCATGAAACGGTTTGCTTGAACCGAACCATCAGGGAATGTAATTTGTGTATTTCCGATTTTTGTTGCCATTTTATACCTTAAATCTTATCTGTAAGAATATACAACTACAATTCCAGAAGCACCGTATCCACCTCGAGAGTGGTTTGAGTGACAACTTGAACCACCTGCACCAGGTGCTTGGTAATGGTCTTCACCAGTGTAGCCATATGAGTTATTGTGCCATCCAGGGAATTTAGAGCCGCCATAGAAGCTCATACCGCCCTTACCACCGCGGTTGTCGTGTCCTGAACCACCACCACCGAATACATTAATATCGCCACCATGGCCTTGGCCACCATGTCCGCCTGAATGCCCCCAGTTGCGATTTGCACCGTAACCACCACTTGCTGAAATCCATGGACCAAAGCTACTAGTACCACCATCGCCACAGTTAGAATAGTAACCGCCACCTGCACCACGTCCACCGACAGTAACTGACACTGTGCTATAACCGGATACATCTATATATTTTTCAGCCATACCGCCAGCGGCACCGGATTCCCCGTGAGCGCAAGAACCACCACCACCACCGACTACAACTGCTCTCACGTATCGACAGCCAGATGGTTTTGTCCAAGTATAGCCACCAGAAACTGACAAATTATGACTGTTACCAGGTGGGAATGTATCAATTTGAATCAATTCACCTTGTGAATCAGCATCCTGCATAAATCGGTTAGACTGAACTGATCCATCAGGGAATGTAATTTGTGTATTTCCGATTTTTGTTGCCATAATAATCTGTTATGAATAGTTATAAACAATACAAATGCCACTTGTGCCATAACCACCACGGCTATGTTGTGACCACTCGCCATTACCACCAGTACCTGGAGGATTGTGGTTCAAACCTTCGTTCCAGTGTCTATAGTAGTAACCACCATGGTGTCCAGCAACTTGAGAGCCGCCAAAAAATGATTCACCACCACGGTCTTGGCCTTGGTCACCATGTGAACGGCCACCGCCACCCCACACGTTTACGTTACCGCCACCACCGTGGCCACCACGGCCACCAGTGTGGCCCCAGTCTGTATTTGCACCACGACCACCAGTTGCGTGATTATATGGACCAAACGCGGTTTGACCGCCATCACCACAACCTTGGTGATATGTTCTACCGTCACCACCGCCACCGATTGTCACACTTACTGTTGACAAGCCAGTAGCATCTAATAATAATTCTGAATAACCACCTGCACCGCCGGATTCATTGTGGCCGCAACCACCACCGCCACCACCAACACAAACAACTACAATCTTTCGGCAATCAGACGGCTTTGTCCAAGTACCACTGCTTGTGAATGTATCAACTCTGATTAATCTACCTTTGTCCAATGAATAGTTAAATGTGGTAGATTGTACTGTACCGTCATTATATTGAATACCAGATGATGTTAATTTAACTGTCATATTTCTCTCTTACGTAAAATTCCATACCATTACTGCGCCGTCTTTACCATGTTCACCACGTCCATGTGATGTCCATGTTCCAACGCCGCCCGCGCCTGGAGCGCAATGGTTTTCTGTGTTGTTACCGTGTGCATGATGGTGAGCACCAATTGACCCACCGCCCCAATATGAACCTGCGCCGTTGTGTCCGGCTTCATTTTCATGTCCAGAACCACCGCCACCACGTAAGTTCACGTTACCACCGTGTCCAATACCACCGTGGCCACCTGTATGGCCCCAGTTACGATTTGCACCATATCCGCCAGAAGCAGCTACATATGGACCAAAACTAGATGTGTATCCATCTTCACGGTTTGAGTAATACCCCGCACCGTAGCCACCGCGACCAACAGTAACAGTTGTAGAACTAATACCTGTAACATCAAGCCAAAGTTCTGAATAACCACCAGACCCGCCGCCCTCACAGTGTCCACTAGCACCGCCACCACCACCAACACAAATAATACGTACCATACGGCCACCTGAAGGTCTACTCCAAGTATATGAACCGTTGGTAGTCCAAGAGTCAACTCTTAGTAACTTACCGCGGTCATCGTTGGCGTCATACCTAGCAGTTTGTGAAGTGCTATCTGGGTATACAATACCCGTTGACGTTAGCTTTACTGACATGTATTACTCTCCAATTCTTGCTTTAAGGCTGGCAACTTCTGCACTAAGTTCTTTAATGCCTTGAATCAATAATGGAACAATTTTTTCATAGTTTACAGCCAGATAACCATTATCACGTTTGATAACAGCTTCTGGAAGTACTTCTTCGATCTCTTGAGCAATAACACCAATATCGTTTACTTTACGATCTGGATATAGATCAAGAGCTAATTGATTCCAATCGAAATTATAGCCGCCAATTTTATCGATCTTATTTAGTGCATTGCCAATTGGGGTAATCTTAGTTTTGAGGTTTCTATCTGATGAATACCAAGCAGTAATATCGTTACCGCAGTTAATAACGCTAGAAACGTATAACGCACCACCAATACCAACACCTCCACCAACAACTAACGCACCGCTAGAATAGCTTGATGAACCAGTCGTACTCTGTACAGCCATTGTGCCAGAAAACTGACCATAACCACCAGAAACAACGTTACCACCAGCATACACGTTACCAGCAATACCAGCACCGCCTGAAACTCTTAGCGCACCAGTTGATGTGCTTGAAGAACCAGTACTTGATGTTGTAACTAAGTCACCGTTTGCGTTCACTGATGTGAAGTTTGCAGAACCACGTGTAGTACCACCAATATTAATGTTATCCATTGTACCAGTAGTACCAGAAGTCAATGTAATTGTACCAGAACCAGTTGGTGTAATACTAACGTTGGCGTTACTTGGGTTAACTGTTAATGCACCAGTGTTAGTGATACCAACAACACTTAATGAACTAGATAATGTTAATGTTGATCCAATCTGTGGACCACCTTCGTTGTTTGTTACAACGAAGTCAGTACCATCAGAAGTTAATGTATACGCTGCTTGGTTAGGAATAACTTGTGATGCTGCCGCAGTAAAACCAGGACCCTTAATGTTACCACTAGGGGTTGTTAAAGTTACTGCTGCACCAGTGTTATTCCAGTAAGTTTGTGACTGACCTGAATATAATACAGGACTAGCCAGTGTAACAGTATATGGGCCAGAACCAGTAAAGGTTGTCAACTGACCTTGTGTCAATGACGACAAGGTTGTAGTAGTCGTGGTAGTACCAACTGGCGCTACTGTATTATATCGTGCCATGTTCCAAATCCCCTATTATGATGTTGATGTTTCGATTCCGTAAACTGTTACGTTTACTGCTGAACCAGCACTTGCGTATGCTACAACCAACTTGCCTGCGTCAAGAACCAAACCAGTTCTTTCAAATACACCCTTACCCAAAATAACAGTGTCGTACTCAATCCACTCGGCTGTGCCTGGTGATGACGTTGCTGCCATTGCTAGTCTAATAGTCACTGACGACGCACTCGTGTTAGTGAATGATACGTTAAAAACTGAGTAGTACCCAGTTGGAATCGTATATACAGTAGTATTGGTAGCTGCCGCTAACTGCTGTGGAACCGCTAATCTTCCTGTTGCCATTTAATTTTCTCCAATTATCTTTGCATAAAGAACCCAAGGGCAACGGGCGCACCGTCAATACCACCTGTAAAGTTCATTTTACTTGTTACGTTTAGTCCTACACCTGTTGTAGTACTGATGCTGTTACCAGCTACATACACAACGCCCGAGGTCAATGTATTTACGTTCAAACTACTTTGACCGCCACCGATCTGTGATGTAATGTATGCTCTAATTGCTCTTTGTGTAGGAACAATACTATCGCTGTTAGCTGTGAAGTATGGATCTGTACTGAATTGCGTAATAATCGCGCTTCCGATACCCAATTCCACGCTACCCAATTGCAAGCTATTTAAACCAGCCAAGTTAAACGCTGAAGCGTTCAATGTAGCTGTACCAGTTGCCTGTTGTACCCCGAACAAGTTACCAACGTTGAAGTTACCGTCTTGGTCAGTACTTGTAAAGAACACACGACCACCTGCTGAATACAACTCTTGGTGAGCTTGGTTCGCTGCTTGTAGCGGTGTTCCTGGGAAGTTAGTTGTGGTATAACCACCTGTACCAATGTACAAGAAGTCATGTCCAGTTAAACGAACTTGTGAATATTTAATACGTGTTGTAATCAAATCACCATGTTTTGGTGCTTGTAATACAGTTAAACCTGGGTTGATTTGGAAAGTAGCTGTGTACTTGCCATAACCATCTGGAAGAACTGCCGTTACAGTAACTAACTTGAAGTACAATCCTGGTAAGCTAGCAAATTCAACGTTTGCACCAGCTTGAGGTGCTTGGAATAGTCCAGACACGTTAATGAATGTGCTTGCTTGGTATAGATCGCTATAACCGTCACCAGCTGTATCAGAAGTTGCAGTAGTATTATTTGCACCGCGGTTACTGAAGCTTGGGTTACCCAAAGCACCATCACCTAAACGCATTCTTAAAGCAACTGCCTTAACGTGGTTAGTATCTGTTACAGTCCAAATTGGACCTGCACGATATGTCATACCACTTGGTGAAGTTGTAGACAATGTAACTGCTGTTGAGCTTCCTGCTGTTGCAGATACTTTGAACTGTGTAGAAGTAATAGTAGAACCAATTACGTAGTAAGTTGTTCCAGCTGTTAAACCGCCTGAATCAGTACCAAAGAACTCAATTGGTTGACTATCAACTAAGTTAATAGTGTTATCAACAGTAATCAAGTTTGTTGAAGTTGTTGTTGCAGATACTGCACCCTTTGGATATCCAGATCCTGGATCAACCATACGAACTTCTGTTACAACACCACCAGCTACTTTTACACGACCCAATGCTGTTGCACCAGTTCTTAATGTTGCTGCTGTTGTACCACTTGTGCTAGAAATAGCAACCCAAGTTGGGTTATTCGATGGATTACCGAAGTGTACATCGTTCCAGTTACTGCTACTTGGCAATGCTTGTAGAGTCCAGTTGATACCAAATGGGCTTGTTGCTACTACAGTACCACCACTTGCTACTGCAACGAATAAACCTTCACCGTAGCGTACACGAGTCCATGTAGTACTTGTTGGTAATCCAATTGGTGCTGCTGTCCAAGTTACACCCTTGTCTAAGCTGTATGCTACTGAACGACCACCACTTGCAATTGCTACAAAACGACCGTTACCATATGCAACGTTTGTCCATGTTGTTGAGCTTGGTAAGTTACCACCCTGTGTCCATGAAGTACCGTTTGTTGAATATGCAGTTGACAAGTCGTTTGTACTAATTGCGACAAATGTACCGTTACCGTATGTTACAGAGTTCCATGTGCCAGTAGTTGTTGGAATAGTTCTGCTAATCCATGTTGTACCAGTTGTGCTTGAAACTGCACTTGCTGTACCACCAACTGCCACGAACATACCACCACCATAAACAATCGATGTCAAATCTGTCTTGCCAGTTGACCCACCAGCTGTCCATGTTGTACCAGCAGCAATTGCTGTTGATGTTGTGTATGCACTTGTTGTTGAACCGTTTGCAATTGCAACAACCTTGGCAACGCTATCACTAATAACAACGGTTGGTGTCGATGTATAACCAGCACCTGAGTATCCTAGGTAGTTAGTGTTATCTTCTCTAATTGTGTTTGAGTCAACTAGTAAGATTTGTGAAACGCCACTATTTGTTAGAATAGCCTGTGCAGTTGCAGTTACGCTTGGTGAGCCACCGCCTGTAATTGTAATTGTTGGGGCACTTGTGAAGTTCTTACCCCATGTATTAACAACAATCTTAGTTACACGGTCAGTAGCTGCTGCAACTGTTGGCGCAGTAGTGTACCCAGAACCTGGAATTGTCACTGTTACAGAAACAATCTTACCGTTCAATACTACCGCAGTAGCTTTAGCACCACTACCACCATTTGTTGGAGTAAACAAGATTGTTGGAGGTGTTGTATAACCTTGACCACCGTCAACAATTGTCACACTAGCAACTTGGTCAGCTGTTGCTGCACCAGTTGTATTTGGTACACCCAATACTGCTGTTAGGATAGCACCACGGCCACCTAGACCACCAACAATAGCTGTAGCAGTTGCTTGTTCGCCACCACCGTATGTTAAGCCAGTCCATGATGCACTGCTTGGTAATGCACCAGCTGTTGCCCATGTTGCACCGTCTCTTGAATAACCAGTTGTTGTACCAGTTGTTGGGATAGCAACGAACATTCCGTCACCATACTCAACCTTGTTCCAAGTTGTTGATGCGTTTAATGTACGTGCAGTAGCAGTAAAGCCAGGTGCAGTATAACTTACTCTTGGTTCAATTGTGTAACCAGTAGTTAAGTCAAGTGCATTCTTGATAGTAGTTCCTGGGATAATATGATCCCAACCTGCTGCTAATAATGTAATTGATACTGAGCCAGTTGTTGTAATTGTTACTGCTGTACCAGCTGCACCAGTTGTACTTACTGAGAACTGTGTGCTAGTAAAGCCAGTTGTTCTTACATAGTACAATGTGTTAGCTGTTAAACCGTTTGCTGTACTTGTTAACCAAATAGGCATACCTGGTGTTAATGTAGCAGTACTTGCAACTGTTAATAAGTTGTTTGTAACTGCTGTTGCAGTAACAGTTAATGGAGTGAACATATCTCTGTAAACTGTAGCAATCTTAGAACCGTTACCGTATGTTAAGATGTTTGCAAATTGTCCAACACCTGTACCAGCAGTAATTTGAATACGCATACCATTGTATGTGTTGCTTAATGCTGTATCAGTAGCAGCAATTGTGATGCTTGTTGTATCACCAGTCTGTGCTGCGTTTGTTTGTGTTACATAACTTGTACCACCGTAACCATTGCTATCATTCAAGTCAATAATTCTTGACTCAAATACTGCGCCATCACGGAATTCATCAGCTGTTGCTGCTGCGTTGTAACCAGTACCACTAATGTTGTGAACTGTATTAGTATAGCCTTGACCAGCATTACCGTATTCAAAACGCAATATCTGGTTAGTACCATCAGTAACAGTAGTTGTAATTTGTGCTTCGTATGCTTGGTTGTTCACTGTACCATACAATGGTGTTTCTTTAGTGTCAACACCTTCAGCAACAACACCATATGTACCATATGAGCTGTTACCGTTAGTAGCACGGATCTTACCACCCAACTCAGCCAAGTAACCTGCATAACCATAGTAGTTAAACACTGAAACAAGTTCGGTTAGGGAGTTAGAACCAGTACACCAAATACCAATACCATCACTGATAATTGTTGTAAAGTCGTTAGCAACAGTTGAACGGTTACCACCAGCGTGTAACGCACCATCAATCTTACCACCAACGCAACCTGTACCAAACATAGTAACGTTTTGTGAGTAGCATGAACGTGTTGTGATCCATACACGAGTGTCCCACTGACCAAAACCTGGGTCTAGGGAAACATACGCACCAGCTGTTGGGCGTTTTGTGCCGTAATCATTTACGTCAGTTAACTGACCATTCAATCCACTTAATGTCATGTTACGTACGCCAGTACTGTTACGTACCCAGTACATGTCTGACATTTCACTACCACCAACTGCGTTGTTGTATAGTCTTGCAGCGTATGTAGAAGCGTAGTTACCTGTATATTGTAAATCATCAATCAATGCACTTACGTATGCGCCCATATCGCGGCGGCATGAAACTGCATCAAATGCATAAGTTACTGTAATTGCACCAGTGTCAGTTGTTACTGAAACTGGGCTTGAAGCTGTTGAAGTAGTACCAAATGTGAACGATGTCAATGTTGGAACACTTAGGATGTAGTATTGTGTACCACTTGTAATTGTACCAACTGTTGTACCAACGTTGACTGATAAAATACCAGTGCCAGTACCTGGATCCATTGTAGCACCATCAAATGTTGCGCTCAATGTAACTTGTGTACTGTTAACAACTGATTTAATGTAATAAACAGTTCCAGATACTAGGTTACCAATGGTATCACCAGTCACAGTTGAGAATTTCTGACCAGCAAACATGCCAGTAGTTGATTCCAATGTTACTAGGTTACCAGTAGAGTTTGTTGCAATAATAGTACCAGCGATTGATGGGATTGTAAATGTAATTGGGTCACCAACTGATAAGTGGTGTGCCAACTTAGTAGATACAGTGTTTGTGCTGCTATCTGTACCAATTGTAGTACCACCGTAGTTTGAACTAATCCATGCAGTAGCTTCACTCTCTAGGAATGACTTATTAACTCTTAGGATCTCAGCTGCTGTTGCAATACCTTGATTATTGTTGTATGTAACTGTACCAGTAACTTCTGGAGTCTTACCAATTCCCTTGTCTGCAATATCGATAACAATAGTCATCGCAGCTTTAACTCTAGCTAATGCTGTTGCGTTAACTGTAACAACGTTTGCAACCAATCCCTTCATGTAACGGAATGCATCAAGTGTTGCTTTCTTCTGACCAGCAACAACCTTAGCAGCAGTAGCTCTGTAATAGCTCATACCTGCTTTGACTGACATAAAGTTTGTATTTAAAACCATATCCCAACCAATTGCATCGATAATTAAACCAACGTCACGTGAACATGTTGCTGAATCATATACCAAGTTTGGATAGTTTGTACCAATGTACGAAATAACACTTGCTTGGATAGATGCTTTTGCACTTGACAATGCTGTTTGTTGTGCTGTTAAACCACTGTCAACCCATGCTGTACTTGGGTTCACTGCTGCTGGCAAGTTAGCCAATGCAGTAACAGTATTAATAATACCGTCCATTAATGTACCAGCTGCTGTTGCGGCACCTGCTGATCCAGCTGTACCAGAAACTTGAGTTACTGATGTCTGTAATGGGCTTGCAACTGTAGAGTTAACTGCAATTGACTGTACCAATGACTTCAAGTATGTGTAAGCTGCTACTGAAGCAGTTCTATCTGCACTATCAATTTGTAATGCATTTGTTAGACCTGAGTAGTATGCTTGTGCAGATTGGCGTGATGCCAAGTTGCCACCATATGTTAAGTCGAAACGTAGAGAGTCAACAATGTAGCCAACGTCACGAGCACAAATTGTTTGGTTAAAGTCATAACCAGAATATGTTTCGTTTACAAAGTTAATTACGTAACCTTGTAATGTTGCCTTATCAGCTTGCAATGTTGCAAATGCTGTTTGTAAATCTGATGCAGTCCATGTAATTACTGGAGTAATTGTTGCTGGTGCTGTAGCAGCGTTGATAATGTCGTAAATGTTTTGTACACGATCTTGTGCAAATGTAGCTGCTGCGCTTGAACCAGCAGTACCAGACACATCTTGTGTCATCACGTTACCAGTTGAGCGTGTGATTAGTGTTGCTTGTGCAATGCTACCAACAATTGCCTTCAATCTTGCGTATGCTGCCAATGTTGCAGTTACTTCACCAGAAGCAATTTCAAGTGTGCTGAATGAGTAGTATGCATTACCAACAATTAATGATAACAAGTTACCACCGTATGTTAGGTCATAAATTAATGCATCAACCAAGTATCCAGTATCACGTGAGCAAGTTGCTTGTGTGATTGATGTCCAAACGCTGTTATAGTTTACGTTCAAGTAGTAGTTAATTTCGTTAACAATGAACGCCTTGTTAGCAAGGATTAAACGACGAGCGTTAGAGTAACCAGTATCGTAACCAGTTGGATCTGGGTAAACATAACTTGGAACACTTCCTAAACCATTCGTTAGAATAGCTAAGATTGTTGTCATATTGTTGTTTACACTTGTAACTGCGGTGCTGCTTGCTGCAACAACTGCTGCAACTTGACCCTTCAAGTAAGTCATAGCTGCAATTGTAGCTTCTTTTTCACGGCCACGTACAACATAAGACTGTGTTCTTAAGTATGCTAGACCAACTTGTACTGACTGGTAGTTAGAACCAAATGCTAAGTCATAGCTCAATGCATCGATTACATAACCGACGTCACGTGAGCAAGTTGTTCTGTTATATGATGTATCGCTGTAATTTGCAGCCATATAAGCAATAACTTCAGCTTGTAAGAATGACTTGTTATCCTGAATCAATGTTCGTGCTGCTTGATAACCACTGTCAATACCTGTATAATCAGGCATTGCAAAGCGTGGAACTGCACCACCGTTGATGGTGTTAATAACGTCATCAATAGCTGTTGTAATTTGTGCAACGCCACCATTAACTGCGATGTTCTTTAACTTATATTTTAGGAAGTTAACCATTCCTAAACTTGCAGTCTTTTGTGAAGCTAACACAGTTTGTGCTGAACTAATTGCACGGTAGTAGCTCTTACCAACAATAGTTGATGCAAAATTGCTACCGAACATCATGTCGTAACCAATTGCGTCGATAATGTAACCGACGTCACGTGAACATGTTGCTTCTGTGAATGTCAATTCTTGGTGATACTTGTTAACCCAACCCAACGCATCTTTCTGAATTTCAGACTTCTTAGCTTGTAACGCTGCAACACCTGCAACTAATACTGGGTCAACCCATGTAGTTGTTGGTGTAATGGTTGCTGGGGCTGTACCATTATTGATCCAGTCGTAAATGTTTTGTACACGAGCTTGTGCAAATGTTGATGCTGTACCAACTGTGTCTTTTGCACCACTTGTTGATTGTACTTGTGTATTACCAGCAGTTCTAGTAATAGCATTACCACTAGCAATGTCATCAATAATTGACTTCAAGTAGTTGTATGAAGCAAGAATTGCTGTTGTTTCGCTGCTTGCGATAACCAAGTTAATGTATGAGTAGTATGAGCTACCAACAATTAATGATTGTGTATTTCCGCCATATGTTAGGTCATAACGTAATGCGTCAAGGATGTAACCAACGTCACGTTGGCAACTTGCTTGACCAGAAACACCAAGTGCTGTCCAAACGCTGTTGTAGTTTACGTTCAAGTAAGCAGAAATCTCAGCCTTCAAGAATGTGTAGTTATTTGCAATTTGGTTTTTAGCGCCAGCGAAGTTAGCATCCAATGATGCTGGGTTTGGCATAACTTCGTTTGGTGCTGTTGAAATACCGTTGTTGATGATATCATACATCAAGTTACAGTTTTTCTCAATGCTTGTAACTGCTACTGTTCTACCAACTGTGCTACCAACACCTGTCTTAATTTCCTTAACTGCCGCACCAACAAAACCTAGAACACCTAGTGTTGGTTGCAATTGTTGTGTTAAAACAACGTTTGTAGAAGTCAATGATCTGTAATAGCTCATTGCATTTTGGATTGACAAGAAGTTGCTACCAAACATCATGTCGTAGCATAATGCATCAATAATGTAACCTACGTCACGTTGGCATGTTGCCACTGTGTAGTACAATGATGGATATGTTTTGTTAATCCAATCAGTTGCAGCAACTTGAATATTAGCTTTCTGAGCTTGGATATTTGTATTTGCTGTAGTTAATGCTGAAGCAACCCAAGTTAAACTTGGTGCAACTGTAGTTGGTGTTGTACCAGAATTGATACAATCATAAACTTCTTGAATACGTGCTTGTGCAAATGTTGCTGCGCCTGCAGATCCAACGATACCACTTGTTACTTGTGTACCTGAGTTACCGACAGACTTTGTCCAACCTGCTGTGTTACCAATAACAATGTTGTCAATGATATCTTTAATACGTGCTTGAACTGCAAGAGCTGCTGTCTTTTCTGTACTTGCCTCAACAAAAGAGTTGTTGCTATAGTATGCACGTGAAGCAATAACTGTTGCCAAGTTACCTTGATAAGTCAAGTCATAAGCCAATGCATCAATAATATAACCAATGTCACGTGTACATGCTGCTTGACCACTTGTACCAAGTGCGGTCCATACTGAGCTATAGTTAACAACCATATATGCTGCAACTTCACTCTGTAGGAATGTCTTGTTAGCAAGAACTAATCTACGTGCGTTGTAGTAACCATTGTCGTAACCAACTGGATCTGGGTAAACATAACTTGGAACAACTGCTGTACCATTTGCAATGATGTTAGTCATTGTGTTGATATTTGATGTAAGAACATCAGTACCTTGAGTTGCTTGTTCTGCTAGTAAACCAACGTATGAAACTACGCCAGTTGTTGGGGCCAATTGTGATGTTGTAACAACACTTGTTGAAGTCAACGCTCTTAAGTAGCTTGCACCAGCCTTAATGCTGCGGAAGTTACCAGCAAACATTAAATCGTAACATAATGCATCAATAATGTAACCTACGTCACGTGAGCATAGTGCTTGATCAAATGTCAAACTTGGGTAATTAGATGTAATCCAAGTAATTGCCTGTGCTTGCATCAAAGTCTTCTGTGCTTGGATGCTTGTACGAGCTGCAACAAGGCTTGGGCTTACCCATGATGTACTTGGTTCAATAATTACTGGAGTAATACCAGTATTAATGCAATTATACATTTCTGTAATGCGAGCTTGTGCAAAAATACCTGCTGCACTAGAACCTGCTGTACCACTTGTAACTTGTGAACTTGAGTTACCAACAGATTTTGTCCAACCTGCTGTATCACCAGTTACAATATTGTCAATGATGTCGTTTAATCTTGTTTGTACTGCCAATGCTGCTGTCTTTTCATTGCTATTTTCAACAAAAGTTCCTTTGCTATAATAAGCACGAGCAGCCGCTACAGTTTCTAAGTTACCACCGTATGTCAAATCATATTGTAATGCGTCAACAATGTAACCAATATCACGTGTACACGCAGCCTTTTGGTTAGTAGATAGACTTGACCATAAACTGCTATAGTTTGCGGCCATGAATGCTGTTACTTCATCCTTTAGGAACTGTGTGTTAGCAACAATCAAACGACGAGCGTTAAAGAATCCAGTGTCAAGATTGCTTGGATCAACAATGGTTGCACTTGGTGCAGAACCACCGCTTAGGATTGTATTAATTGTTGAAACGTTTGCGTTTACTGAGCTTGAAACAATACTTTCATTGTTGTTGAATACATAGTATTGTACATCTGTGTTACCAGTTGTTTTTGCAACTGTATTGTTTGCAATCAAGTTTGGAATAATTGCTTTTAGTCTGTTCAATGCAGATACAGTCTTTGGCTTATCGTTTACTAAATTAGCAATCGCAGCCTTTGGACTTACAACAGTACCACGTAATTCGTCACCAACAACTGCTGTATTTCTTGGAACAATAATTGGCAATACTTCGAAATATGTACCTGTTTTAATGAATACAGTAGTGTTAGACAATGCACTAGTTGGGATTTCAGAAGCTGTACCAGCTAAAATGCCATTTGTAACAATTGACAATAAGTTAGTTGATACTGTTGCTGTACCATCTTCAGCTGGGTTTGCAGTATCAAAAACTTGTGTTGGGCCAGTAGTAATACCATTAGCTACTTGGTAACCAATCGCTGGTGACATATTGCCTAATACGTTAGCAATCAATGTCTTCAAGTAGTTGTAAGCTGCAACAGTCTGTGCAATTTGTTGTCCAAAGTTGCTGTTGATGTATGCGCTACCAGATGTTGTGTAGTATGCTTTTGCAGCTTTTGTTGATTCGTCAGTACCGCCGTGTGTTAAGTCGTATAATACTGCTTCAACTAGTAAGCCAGTGTCACGTTCACAGAATGATGAGTCATATGCTAATGTACCGGTCATTGAACCAGAACCATCACTTAGGCCTTTTACAAGACCGCCCTGTGTTGCACTGATTGTGAAATGAGTGCTATCAATAATTTCTTTAACAAAATACTTAGTACCAGCAACTACTCCGCCCATTGTGCTAGAGAATTGAATTGGCATGTTTACTGCCAAGTTACTTGTTTTGTTTGATGTAAATTGGTTAGTTGCTACAGAAGATGCAGTAATTGTAACAGTATATGTATATGTTACCCAGTTACTGATTTCCTTCATAATGAACTGCTTGTTTTTCTTCAACAATGCAGCCGCATTTCTATTTTGATAACCTACGCGAACTTGATCACACGCAAAGCGTACAGTTCTCCATGGTTTATCAATAGTTAAACCCCAACCATCATCTTCGCTGTCAGTACCTGTCGGAGCAACGTAAACAACGTTATTAATAACTCCGTAGTATGCCCATGTTGGGTACCCACCAGTTACACGTAGTAATTGTCCATCTGCACCGATTGGCAAACGTGTTGGGCCGTTAGCACCATAATAAACTGTGTCACCAGCTACTGTAAGAACTGCTGCTTCTGAACCAGAAGCCATTAAGTTCCAATATGTTGCTGTTAAATCGTTATCTGGACGGTTTCCAGAACTTGCAGTATGTGCTAATACGCAAATGTAGCTACTTGCACCATAGAATGCAACGTCACCTAGTACATAATCGTGTCCAGGAGTCCATGATGTTGAGATACCAGATACTGTAACTCCAGTAATTACATGGTTTAAGACAGTTGAAACTGTGATTTCTAAATCGTTAACTGGTGATAAACCACCAACTTGTGTACCAAGGATTTTAACTTTATCACCGGCGACAAAGGAATCACCACCATTGTTAACAACAACTGCGTATGTTGCACCAGTACGTGTAACATCAAATGTTGCATTTTCACCAACACCAACAATTGTTGTACCAACAACTGCGGTATATGTTTGTTGTGGGTTAGTCCAGCTAACACCACTGTTTAATCTTGTCCAGAATGAACCATTTGGTGGAATATTACCAGTTGTATCAGCAGTTGCTAGGTATGTATATCCACCTAAGCGAACTACATCACCTACTTTGTATGCTGTTGCGTTGAGGTAGTCACCACGGAAGTTAAATCCAGTTGTGTAAACAGCCCAATCTGTTGAACTGTTGATACCAGTTGATGGGTTTGAACCAACGTTATTGCGTTTAGCAATATAAGAATAACCACCATAAGTGACAGTGTCACCAATTTGGTAAATTGTTGCGTTATCCCATGAACTTTCGAATTGTAAACCTTCAACAAAAATGCTGAATTTTGCATCGTCAAAAGTTGTTGATGATGTGTGGTTTGTAACACAAATCCATGTGCTTGCGCCATACTTAACAATGTCGTTTACTTTGTAACGAACATCGTTGGTCCAGTCACCTAAGTATACCACACCTTTGTTAAAGATGTCCCACTTGCCTTGGTCTGCTTCTAAACCACTTGCGTCAGTTGAAGCTGAAATGTGACCAACATTACAAACGTAAGTTACACCACCATATGAAACAAAATCATTTAAACGATATTTTGTGCTGTTTGTCCAAGCACCAGTCCAGTTAAATGACTCGGCAAATTGATCCCATTTTGCGAGATCGTCTTCAAGACCCAACCATGTTGGGCTAGTATTTGTAGCAGAAGTATGGGCAGTATTACAAATGTATACCATACCACCATATTTGACCATTGAACCAACGTCATAATAGTGAGTTGGTAGCCAATCTCCAGTCCATTCAGTGCCATCACTTAATAGATTCCATTTTGGTGCGCCTGGTATGTTCAAATCGCCAGCAAAAGTGCCATCTGTGACACCCGCGGTATGATTCAATACACAAATATAGCTCTTACCGCTAATTGTTACAACGTCGTCTACGACATACGGGGTGCCAAGGGTCCATTCACCTTGCCATACAAATTTAATTCTACCTAGTTTAAATTCTGCCATTTTATTGTTCCTCTGATAATATTTATCTTATCAAAATCTTCTGTTTTTCAAACCACTGATTAACGGTGGTTCCATCCCTTTATAAAGTGTGCCATCGCCATACCATCACCATCCCAGCCAGCAAACTGACCTTGAACGTGTACTGTATTCTTCATAACAACTCTACTACCATCTGTTCCCTCTGGAATAGTACTTGCGATTCTATCAGGACCACCAAGCAATACTGTACCAGCAATTAACTGTCCAGTAAATGTGTTTGAACCACCCTGGCTCAAACGCCCTGTTAAGTATGCCTTGATAGCACGTTGGGTTGGAATAATATTGTTACTATTAGCAACGAATGAAGTATCAGTACTAAACTGTCTAACAACAACACTCGAACCACCAACTGCAATACCACCCAAACTCAATGTTTCCAAACCAGTCAATCCAAACTGGCTTGCACTTAAAGTAACAATACCAGTCGCCTGTTCAACAGCAAATAAGCTACCAACACGGAAGTTACCATCTTGGTCAGTACTTGTGTAGAATACACGGCCGAAGTTCACTTCAACTGCTTGATCCTGTGGAGCAAGAACTGTGTCAGCCGGCATGCCTGGGTAATTTGACTCAATTGCGTTACCATAACCTACGTTCAAGAAGTCATGCCCTGTTAAACGACATTGACTGTATGCTTGACGAATTGTTACTGCTGCCTCATGGTCTGGGCTTAACGCTGTTGTCATATCTGGAGCGATTTGAACGTTAGCTTTAATATTTGGTGCTGTTGTACCAAATACTGCTGACGCACTTGTTACTTTGTAAATCTTGCTATTACCAGCAATAACCAAGTTATCACCAGGGCTTGGTAATTTTGTTAAATTCTTAACAATAATTGTCAAACCAGTTTGATATGTATCAGCATAACCACCACCGTTAATAACAATGCTTGTTGAGTTTGTGTTATATCCATTGCCACGGTTAACAAATGATGGGTTACCCAATACACCGTTGCTTGTGCGAGTCACAACTGTTACCATATTTGTAACGTTTGGATCAGCTAATGTTAATGTTGGTGGGGCAGCATAGTTACTACCAGCTTCCCACATACTAAACGATTTAACTTTTCCTGACGAAATAACTGCACGGCCTTTTGCTCTACAACCTGCTCTAATAACGCTAGCAACTGATTGACCAGCAACTGTAACAAATTTACCAACATAATCAGCACCAGCATCATAGCCGAAGGCAATTGCACCATAACCGTCATTGGATATTGTTCTACTAATCCAGTTGTACCCATCTTCTGTTGTATAACCTGTGCCATTTGCAGAGTTTACTGCAACAAATACACCTTGACCATACGAAATCTGTGTAGCCGCAACTGATAAGTTTGATGAATACCAAGTAATACCATCTTGGCTATATGCTGATGTTCCTGATGTTTTGCAAACTGCAACGAACACGTTGTTACCATATTCTACATCTGACCAATCAGCAGTTCTTGGAAGTGTTACTGATGTCCAAGAAGTACCATTAGTACTATATGCCGCAGTTTTTGCAATAGCAGTACCTGCGGCTGAAACAGTTGCAATTAAACCAGTACCACCAGTTGGTTGCAATCCAGTAACAGTTAATGTCACATCATTTGTTGGTGATGTTCCACCTAACGAAGTGCCAAGAATCTTAATTTGATCATTAAGCGCATAGTTGCTACCAGATGCATTAATAACAGCAGTATATGTTGAGCCAGAGCTAGTGACATCAAAGGTTGCTGATGTGCCACTACCACTTAGGTTTGTACCACTTAATCCAGTGTATGTAACACCGCTAGAAACGGCAACAAATGTGCCCTTGCCATATGTTAATCCAGTCCAGTTTGCGTTTGGTAATCCAGAACCTGATGACCAAGTTGTGCCCAAGTTAATTGAGTATGCAGTAGTTGAACTGCCATTCGCAATTGTAACAAATTTACCGTTACCATAGACGATGTTGCTCCAGTTAGACTTGCTTGGCAAGTAATATACACGCCAGCCAGCACCATTGGAATTAGATACAGCAACTGATGATCCTGGATCTGTTATTACTCCACTCTTGGAAATCATTACCCAGTAATCACTGCCATATGCAATGTCAGTCCACTGTGCTGATTTTGGTAATGAATATGCTGTCCAATTTATACCATCAGTAGAATATGACCCAGTTGCATTACCACTTGGGACTGCAACCCAAGTATTATTTCCATAACCAAGTGCTGCCCATGAAGTCCCAAGAGCAATACTTGTTGTAGTACCACTTGATTGGCTAAATCCAGGCATATCATACGTTGTTCTTGGTTCAATATAGTACACACTTGAGCTGTCTAATGTTGGAGCAATTGGTGTTCCTGGGTTAATATGATCCCATCCGATTGCTGCAACGTTCATAGAACCAGTATCAGTCTTTAACGTAAATGCTCCACCGCCGCTTGTTTCGCTCACACTAAATGAGTTGCTGTTGATGGTTGAAATATAATATGTATTACCAGGTACAACATTACCAAATAATGATGTACTGAACGTGCCATTCATCGCACCGTAACCAATAGTTACTACAGAACGTGCATTAGTTGTCGAACCAGTCATTGTACCAGTTGCATCAGATAACGTTACTGCTGGTCCAGCAGTTCTAAATGACATTTGACCACTTGCTGTTACCAAGTTAACTGCTGATCCATTAACTGTTGAACTAACAGTGAACGATGTACCATCGTTGATTGACAAGATATAGTACAATGCACCGTTTGATAAACCACCAAATGTATTTCCAGTGAAATAAATCGGTGCGTTAAGTGTGAATGATGAGGTGTCATCCACTGTAATCAAGTTTGTAGTCCCTGCTGTTGTGTAAACAGTGTCTGAAATAATTGAGCTAGTCAATGTAATTGCAGAAGATGTTGGGATTGTATAAACGTAGTATTTTGTTCCAGCAACGATTCCACCAAATGTTGTTCCAGAGAACATAATTGGGTTCAACTGTGCCATTGAAGTTGTTGAATCAACAGTAATTCTACCGTTTGATGCAGTCGTTACAGTAGCAGTTGCCTGGATCAATGTTGTTGAAACAGTAAATGACCCACTATCAATAATTTCGTTAACATAATATACGCTACCAACAGTTAGTCCACCAACACTTGTTCCAGTAAACTGGATTGGCATGTTGATTTGCATGTTTGTTGTTGAACCATATACGTAATTATTATAGCCAGGGAATGACATTGTCATTGTACCAGTAGCCGTTGTTAACATCCATACGTTGCCAAAAATTTCAGTTGAAAGGATAATTGTATTGCTATTAACAATTTCTTTAATATAATATGTATAGGTCTCTGTTACACCACCAAAAGTTGTTCCAAAGAAACGAACTGGCATGTTAATGTCTAATCTACTTGTATCAGATACAGTCATAGTATTAACAATACCACCAGTTGTGGCTGTGGCAGTTACATAATCATCACCAGTTTTGCTAATTGTGGTGCTGTAATATGTTGGAATGAATTGTACTGCTTGGTTTGCATAAAGAGTATCAGTTGTACCACTTGCCAATGTTAGTAATCCAGTACCGTTATCTGCACCGGAAATGCTCAATGGTATAAATGACTCTTTTAATACTTCTGCTGACTTTGATGATTCAGCATCATATGCTGAAATATAACCATATTGACCAGCACCAGTACCACTATTAATAAACACACGCATACCCAAGTAGTTGTGTTCAGAATTAGTGTCAGAGCCTGCTAGTAAAATGTTAGTACTTGTACCACCCTGTGCGTTGTTACTTGCAGTCAAATAACTTGCACCACCAATACCAGTACCAACGTCTGTTACACGAGTTTGGAATACACCACCTGAGCGTAGTTCGTCACCAACAACAATTGCGCCAGTACCTGCACCAACTACATTGTAGTTTGCAAACGCTGAGAATTTGTTAGTAGTAGTTTCCAAGTAGAATGTTGGTGCTGTACCAATTTGTAATTGTGAACCATAGAAGCATGTGCTTCCGATTGGGGCTGATTTACCACGTGGATACAATCTAATCTGCAATGTGTTATTCAATGCATTTGTATCATAGAAAGTAAACCAAATTCTGTACCAACCATTTGGTAGTTCTAATTTTGAATATGATGTTGGTAGGAACCCACCTGTTGCATTACCGGAAGTAAATGTTTTAGATGTAAAGTTGTAATTTATAGAACTAGAAACACTGCTTGTTCCACTAAATGTTGCGACAATATCAAATGCACTAGCAGTACCCTGTTTAGCATAGACACTAAACGTATATTTTAGGGCACTTCCTTCTGGCACTACGCCTGTAACAGTTACCCCAGTAATTGCACTACCTGACAACGCTGCTACTGTTAAAGTACAATCGTTAACACCGTCAATACCACCTAATTGGCTACCAACGATAGTGATTTCATTTCCAACAACGTAGTTAGAACCACCAATGTTTACGTTTGCAGAATATGCAGAACTTCCAACAACAATGTCGAATGTTGCTGCTGATCCGCTACCAGAAGCGTTGATACCTGACAACCCAGTATATGATGCACCTACTGGGGAAATTGGTACGTTTTGATATATGTAACTTGAATCTGTTGTTGCAGTTGTTCCAGTCAATGTCCAACCATCAGTAAATGTACTTGGGCTTAATAGGTTACGTTGAACTGTGACGTTACCATCATTAGTCCATCCAGTTAAGAAATCATTACTATAATTCATCAAGTTAGTTGATAATTCGTTGTAACCAGAGCCTGCGTTGGCAAATTGCATTTTTAACAATTGGGCACTAACACCAAACGCACTCTGTACGCTTGCTTGAACTTGTGTTGAACGATTGTCAACTAAACCAGCCACTGGCACTTCAGTATCATCATAACCTTCAGCAATAACACCATATGTACCATAAGAACTGTTACCGTTAGTAGCACGGATTCTACCACCGGCTTCTGCAAAATAACCAGCGTAGTTGTAATATGTAAACACTGAAACACACTCAGTTAATGATCCACTACCTGTACACCATACACCAATACCATCACTGATAATCTGTGTAAAGTCATTGGCAACAATAGATCTGTTACCACCAGCATGTAGTGTACCGTCGATCTTCATACCTGTGCAACCAACACCAAAGTTAGTTACGTTTTGAACATATGGTGAACGTTTTAGAATCCATGTTGTAGAATCATCTGGACCAGTACCTGGGTCTAGGGAAACATACGCACCACCAGTTGGGCGGCGTGTTAGGTTTTCGTTAATATCAGTCAATGTACCAGCTAAACCAGTCAATGACATGTTGCGGATTCCAGAACCGTTGCGTACATAGAACATGTCTTTTAGACAGTTACCAGCGTACACGTTCATAATACCTCTACCACGTGTTAGTTGAACTGGGTCTCCACCAACAGTTTCTGAAATGCTTACTTTTAATCCATCAATTGCTAAAACATAATATGTTTTACCAGCAGTGATTCCGCTAAAATAATCATTTGATGTTACAATAGCAAATTGGATTGGCATATCAACTTCAAGATTGTCAGTTGATGCAAATGTAAACATATCAGTAGTTGGATCTGCTGATGTTGTTGAAGTATAAACTGAATTCTTAGGTTGTACCACTGCACCACGCAATTCATCACCAACCAATGCAGTATTCTCTGGTAAAATAATTGGTAAATCTTCTGCGTATGTTCCTGTTTTAACAAAAATTGTTGAGCTAATACCTTGATTAGGTTGTGGAACTGTTACTGTATCAGCATTTGCAATAGCAGTAGTAACAATATTCATCAACGATGTGACTAGATCAATAGAACCGGTTTCAGCAACTAGTGATGGATTGAAAACTTGTGAAATTTGGTCGTCAATAAGCACATCATTGGCTACTTGATACAGAACTGTCGGACTTTGTTGTTGCAATACGTTACCAACTAATGTTAATAAGTAACCTAATGATGCAACAATATATTGTTGTGCTGCATCTGTTGCAGCATTAAAGAATGATGTAGTACTACCATCAGCAAAATATCTGATAGTTGCAGCAACAGTTTGACTATTACCACCACGAGTCATGTCATATGACAGTGCATCAATAATTAAACCAGCATCACGTCTAGATGCTGCTTCAGTATAAACTGATGAAGATGTAAATGGTGCAATGTTATTGGCGCTTTGAAAGGCCATCCATTGCCATACTTCTTCAACAATAAATGACTTGTTTGCTTTCAATAAGGTGTTTGCATTTTGGTTTACTGATCCGTTCAATACTATGTCACACGCATACTTAATTGTCTTAAAAGGACGATCCCATGTATCACCATAACCAACAGCGTCAGTACCAATTGGTGCTACGTAGTAAACTTTTGGAACTGCCAAGATATACTTCCACTGTGGCATGCCGTCAGTAGATCGCAATACATAGTCTTCAGTACCAATTGACACTGGTACGTGTTTCTCACCATCAAATGTTGCTAAGTCACCCTGGTATACCATCGCATTTAAGCGATCATGCAATACATAAGGAACCCACATGTTATGCGTTACATCATTATCTGGTCGATTTGAGTCAATAGCAACCCCGCCACCAACTGATCCAGTATTTCTTGTACCAGATACGTGATTTTGGATACATCTATATGTACCGTTGCCATAAATTGCCAAGTCTCCAACTACATACTGAGTTTCAAAATCCCAGAAATTCTTCCATTGAGTGCCTGGTACAACTAAATGCCAATAAACATAGTTTACACCAACAAACGCAAATGGCTCTGCATCTGTCATAACTGCGTCTGGTGCTTCGTTTAATGTAACTGTTGTTGGGCTATCAACTGACACAATAGTCTGTCCGCGGTTAAATCCAACACCGATTGCAATCATACCAACAAGCAATCCTGTTGTTGATGTAACTGCTAACGTTGTACCACTGCTGTTAGCCATGTCAAAGATGACGTTCATTGTAATAGCAGCAGGATCTTGTCCGCTACTATCTGCTGATGCACTAAACAACTGGCCGCTTCTGCGTACTACATCGCCAATTTGATATTGAGTACCAGAATTCCACTCGTCGGACATCTTATAGCCCTGAGTAACAACTTCCCAGTCGTTAGAACTAGTTGAAGGAACATTGCCCAAGTTGTTAATAGTCTTACTTACGTAGCTATAACCACCATAGATTTCTAAATCACCTGGTTGGTATGTTGTACCACTATTCCAAGTATTACCATAATCAAGTGCTGGTAACCATAGTGACCACTTTGTTGCGTCAAACGATGATGTTGATGTGTGTCCTAATGTACACTTGTAGATGTCAGCATCTAATCTAACTAAGTCGTTCTTTTTATAACGTGTGGAACCAGTCCAGTCAAGTTTATAATCAAGACCGTCATTTACAATTTCCCACTTACTTAAATCTGCTTCAAGACCAATTGTTGTATTTGCAGCAGATACGTGATTAGTTACGCAACGATAAACAATACCGCCATATTTTACAATATCACCAACACCATAAACAAAATTGATTGACCAATTTGTGTTCCACTTATCATAACTTGCATAAGTTGACCAGTTTGCTAAATCAATCTGAGTTAAACCACTTGTGTGGTGAGTTGTACAAATGTATACTCTACCACCGTAAGTTACGATGTTTCCTAAACTGTAATATGTGTCAGGTGTCCATACATTCTTCCACATTTTACCATCGAGCATTAGTTCCCAATATGGAGTTGATGCACCTAAATTATTAACGTGGGCAATATCATCGTAGAAATCACCAGAAGTATGTGGCTCTAAACACACATAAGTTTTACCGTTGAATTGCGTTACCGCATCACGGTTGTAAAATGTAGCAGTAGCCCATTGCCCTCTCCATGTGTAGCGCAGTCTACCAATCTTAAATTCTGCCATTTTGTAATTTCCTTGATATTGTCCGTATAGTTATTAAACGATTTGATCTTGAGTATAATTATATTGTTGATTAATTCTTACAACAAATTCGCCGTTGTCATTTATATAGTAAAATGTGTTCTTGTTATCCCAGCGATACTGATCCCAGTGTAAGTTAGACTTTGGTCTACTATGATCTGACTCCAAGCGTCCATCAAAAAAGTCTGTGCCATACGAAAATTCTTCATAATCATTTTCTGTAAGACCTGGATCATTAATGACAATAGTTTCAGTGTCTTTGATTTGGTCAATCTTTGCAAAGAATAAGTTGCCAAGATCATCTCTGCGTAGCGCATAGAAGAATCGTGGGTTACCATTTCCAAGTAGATCTGATAAGTTATTTTCGTTACCAACGTAGTATGTCATAATAATTCCTTAGCTAATTTCAACGTAGCTTAAAACAACGTCCAAGCTGCTATCTGTATTAGCATTTACAATTAATCTAGTAGATGGACCAACTACTAGACGCTCACCCCCGTTAACTACTCGCAAACTCTGATTTGGGGGGACTATTACATCTTTAATAAAGTATGCAGTTGTAGCTTCAACAGTATCATTTAATTGGATACTTGCCAAAATAATACTTTGTGTAAGGTTTGTTAAGCTCATGCCCACAACTGTTGTAGTAGCAGTACCGCTACTGGTTAAAATAGTTTGTGGTGTTGTGCCTAATTCGTTAATTAATTTTGATCTAAATAATGTCGTCATGTTATTATCCTAACATTAGTGCAGTTTGAACACCAATATCTTGTGCAGTGTTACCTGTAACACCTGAGCTACTACCAGCAACGCTACCCCATTGAGTACCGTCAAAAATTTCCACCAATTGCAACTCTGTATTAAAGCGCATCATGCCCATTTCACGATATTGTGTTAATGGACGGTTTGCAACGTTACCTACTGGAATTACAACACCAAAAGTACCAGCAACTTTTACATATCCACTACTTGTTTCAGTGAATTGTGTAACTGCGTTTGGTGAAATGTTTGTAATACTATTTTGTGAGAATCTCAAATTACCAATTAAAACGCCACCAGTACCACTTGTTACAAAGTTAATATCAGTGTTTGTTGTAGTTGCTGTGATGCTATTTCCAACAATATCCAAGTTAGCTGTTTTTAACTCTGGAACAGAAATAGACGCAGTATTTACGGTTGATGTTGCTATTGCATTTACGTAGACGTTATTCCAACGAGCTGTACTTGAGCCCAAGTTGTATGTATTTGATACGTTTGGAATTACGTTACTGTTTACTTCACCAGCAAATACAACATTATCAGTATCAGCATTACCAAGTGTAATGTTACCGTCAGCAGTAATTGTGCCAGTTGCGTGTAAGTTACCAAATACAGTAACGTTTGAGTTAAACTCAACAACTCCTGTACCAGTAGTTGTAATTTCCAAATTGGTGTTTGTGCCAGCACCAGCAATAGTGTTTCCACTAATGTTTAAGTTGCCAACAGAAATTGTACCCTGATAAACTACAGGGTTTACACCACTTGGAAGTAAATTGATTGTGCTTGAACTACTGCTAAGTGTATTACCACTGAATGTTAATTGTGCTAATGTAGCAGAGTTTGTAGCTTGTAAATTGGTAGTACGGGTTGTTCCATTGACACTTAAATCGTTGGTCGGTGTTGATGTGTTGACACCAATGCGTCTATTCACAACATCTAGATAGAGTAAGTTCGTCTCAAAGGCCAGATTTACGCCGTTACGGAGTAGATTATCCTTTAAGAGCGGACCTGAAATTCGACCAACAGCCATTAACGCTCCCGTATACCCCGTGTTTCACGGTTAACCACCTTACATTGCGGGTTTACCACAGTTGAATATCGTAAAATCTTGGTCAGATCTTACAGTAATAGTATTTAGCGTTTTTTGATTTTTAGCCTAGGATCAAGTCCCAAACGTACATTGCATCAGTTACTTGATCAATGTTAAGGGTCTCTGATATACCACCAACTGGTTGCCAGAAGGCGCCGTTAAAGATACGGACATATCCCAAGTCAGGATCAAAGCGTAGCATACCAGTTTCAACACCAGTAATGTCGCTTGAGTTTGAAATTGGGACTGTAATACCCAATGTTCCAGCAAACTTCGTGTATCCGTTTGCTGTGCTGTTTAAAGTAAAAGTCCCAGGGACTGGAATCTCGTTACCATTAACATAATTGATGCCATTAAAATACAATAAACCAGTGCCATCACCAGCCATAACAATATCGTTACTTGGTGTTGTATTTTGGATGGTGTTTGTTTCAAAGTTAATTTCACCAATCGTTGCAACGCTAGTAGTAACTAATGTTGCTGACAGCGATGTACTATCTAAGTTCTTTGCATTTACTGTATTCCATTGTAACAATGGTGAACCCAAGTCATATGCATTGTTGATATTTGGAATAATGCTGCTGTTAACATCTGCACTAAATGTGATAGTATCAGTTGGACTATTACCAAGTTGAATATCACCATCCCATGTAATATTACCAGTTGCGTGTAATGATCCATTAACCACGGTATCATTTCTAATATTAGAAACACCCAAGCCCGATGGTGTAAATTCAATGTTACTTCCACTTGTACTGTTTACTAGTGAATCACCACTGAATGTTAATAAGCTGGTTGCCAACCCTGGGGTAGTAATAACTGGATTAACTTGTGCTGGGGAGATTGTAATCGTTGAAATCGGATTCTGAATCTGACTTGATGTAATTACAAAATTTGCAATTTCAGACTGAGTATCTACAATTAAATCAGTAGTATCAGCAGTATTTGCTATTGTTAAATCGCGTGTTGGTGCAAGGGTATTGATACCCAAACGTTTGCTGCCAACATTGAGCAGAAATAAATTAGAGTCGAATACTAAGTTGTTGCCGTTACGTAGTAAATTTTCTGCTAGTAACGGGCCGCTTATTCTACCTAGCTCTCTGCCCATAGTTACGTCCTAATTATTGGTCAAAGCCAAGTAGTGCAGTAACAATTTTACCGTATGGTGGTGGGCTGTTAAACTTTAAGTAATATCCGCTACCACCCTGAGAACCCTCAGTGATAGTAATTGACACACCCCCATTAATTTGTGCAGTAATCAATGGTTTATTAATTGTAATGCTTGTCAATGCATCAGTAACTGAGTCAGTTGTAAACGATACAATTGCTGTATTTGATTGAATACTTGCACTACCAGTAATAATAGCACCAACGATACTAGTACCTGGATACACTGTTGAAGCTGCTGTAACAACGCCTGGGAATACCAAGCTACCAGTTGCTGTAGATGCATAGCTTACAGAATTTGTTGTTGCAGATGTAACGACAAAGCTGCCATTATAAGCAGACGGTGTTACTGCGTTTACAACGATAGTTTGTCCAACTGAAAATGGCACACCACCTTGAGTGGCGAACGTTAATGTTGCAACTGTACCAGTTCCACTTGCGCCAATTACTTCCAATGAAGTATTGAAACGCAATGTTGTTGCACCAATAGGGGCAACTGCGCTAGTAACACCAGTGTATGTTTCACCACCAATAGTTGGGTTTTGTTCAATTGTATAGTTTGTGTTATATAATTGTAATACGTTTTCAACAACTACAAAGATATTCTGTCCGTTATATTCACCAACACCCTGGCCGCCTGACAATGGAACATTACTAGAGATATTAGTTGGGTTATAGGCAGAATTCAATGGTCCGAAATACACAGTATTTGCATCACCTGCGCCAAGATTTTGTTGCACGATTGGTGAAGCTTCTTTGAACTTCAGTGAACGCCACTTGCTTGATTGATATAGCTCAACCTCATTAAGTGTTGTGTTGTAACGGATCATACCGTTTACTGGGGTCACTGGGCGGTCAGTCGTTGCACCTGATGGTAGCATCAAGTTGTTCGTTGTGCCCATGACAACAGATTTCGTTGTATCTACATACAACGTGTTATCATATGGTGCTCTTCTGTTGAGCGTTTGGCGTCTTAAGTATCTCATTATACTGGTAGTGTGCTAATTGTAATTGATAGTGTTGATCCAGTGTCGCTTAATGCAACAAGCGTATCACCGTTACCTAAAACTAATTTTTCTTGATCTAAACTTAATGTTTCACCCGCAGTAATTGGGATAGCATTAACGATCAAATTAGTGTTACTAGCGGAATTCCCGCTTGCCACAGCCCATAAACTAAACTTGGCAGTGTGATCTGTTGGATAAGCTGGATTGTAAGCGTACACGTTACATACAATAATGCTAGTAATGGCGTTATTACCACTGCTAGAATAAACTGTGGTATTTGTTGTGCCAATTGCTGTTGATGATAGTGCCATTTGTAATCCTTATAATAAAATACTTAGTAATACTGCTCTGTTTTTGCTCACTAGTTCGTCGCTGTTATATGCGTTTCCACCATAAGGTACATCATTTACAAAATGAATCCCAGTTCTTCCTGGACCTTCGGCAGCAGTGGTATACAACTTTGTAGTACCTGCTGTCGCCGTCGTGTCGTAAGAACCTGCTAAACTTTCCAAGTTGTCTAAGTTTAAAATTGATTTAACTTCTACATTATTATTAGTAGCTGTAATTCTTAAATTACTTGAACTTGAGTTTGTAATTGTGTTACTAGTGAAGAAAATATTGTCAATTGCAACACCTAATGTGGTAATTCTAGCTCTTAAATAGCCGCTAATTGCAAAGTCAATAGATGTACTTGATGTTGTTACACTTGCTTGTGGTGTACCACCATTTAAAACAAGTGGGTAATGAATGTTTGATGTGTTAGCTGTACCACCAGTTGCTGACACATAATCTGTAACGAACTTTCTGTTAGGAATATCGTTTGAGTCTAAAACATTCTGAGAATAATTTGGGCTATTTGCGATACGCAATACATAGCTTGAGTTTTGCATATCAAACATTAAGTTTGAAACGCCATTTACGATAGTCGATGTTTGTAATCCAGTTAACCCAGCATCTGCTATTCCTAAAACAAATGTTCCTGCAACGTTTTGGGCAAGAATTGGATCATAATGGTTAACTGATTCGTTCCAAAGAAACTGTGCATCGTTTAATGAACCACGGTTAATATCAACACCAGATGTAATTAACGAAACACCAGCGTGTGACGCACTTTCACCTTGGTTTAAAATAATAATGTTATCAGTTACGTTTAAGTTTGTTGTATTAATCTGTGTGCTATTACCAATAACTGTAAAGTTACCAGTGACAGTTGTCGTTCCAGTCACACCTGTATCTAGGACAATATTCCCAGCATTCTGTGTTTGGATGATGTAATCACCTTTGTTTACTTTTACGACTCTTGACATTGTTTATCCTTAAAGGGGGCCGAAGCCCCCGTTTTTATTAAGCGTTATCGATCTTTAATGAATCAGCTGTAGCTGCTGTCATGTTCCACTTAACACATGCGCCAGTTGGAAATGCAGTCTGTACACCTGTACCACGAGTGATCGTAGCTTTGTGTGCAGTAAGTTTAGTAGCAAAGTATGTGCCACCATCACTGTCTAACAAACGAAGACTACCTTCACCAGCTGCTGTTGCAACTGAAGATTTTAATTTAACAATACCAGTGCGTGTACCGTCTGTTACCTTGTAACGTGATGTTGATACTTGTTTGATAATGTCAACAGTAACAGCGCTACCACCAGTTAAACGTGCTGTCATTAACAACGCATTTTCTTGATTAGTAACTGAACCAACTGCACCGCTATCAGTAGTTAATGTAGGAGTGTTACCACTTGGAGTTGTACCGTCAAGAGTAGTCCATGTTAGTGAAGGAACGGCAATGTAACCAGAACCTTTGTTGGCAATAGCAATGCTCTTAACACGGAATGTAATTGTTGCTTGTGCGCCAGTTTGTGCGCCTTTTACAACAGCCCAAGTTGTAATACCTGTGGCATCAATGCTTGTGAACTCACCACGGTTACCGCCTGTGAAGTTGTAAGCATCTGGTGCGCCACCAGTTACGTGTGTGATGTTAATGACTGGAGCCACTGTGGCTTGTGTTGTCAAACCAGTGATAGCAGTAGTTAAGCCAGTTGTGTAAGTTGTACCACCACCGTCAAATGTAACAGTATCAATTTCCCATGTAACAGTTGTAAGAGCAGTAACACCATTTGGAAGTGTTGGTGCTGCAACAGTTAAACCAGGAAAATGTGGGAATGAGTTATTAATATTAATACTGCCAGCTACTGGATTATCAATGCTTGCAATACCTTCACCGCCGATTCCGTTGTCAGATGTTACACCACCGTTAACACCAATGTTGCGGTTACCAAAATATTTTTTGTTTAGAGGACGACCCATTTTATTTTCTCCTTAAGAAATAACAGCGTTCTAGGCTGTACGCGGTTGGATTTCCGCATAAAACTTACCCTATGTAAGTCATTACTATGTATTTATGCGTAGGTTAATCGAATTCCAACTTGGTCCAAATAAACCGTATCTCTATGTGGATAAATCATGTTGCTTCTAAAACTTATAGCAACCCCAAAAGACGCATCTGTTATATCTTGTGCAGAAAGTGTAGTTCCCCATAAGTCAGTAGAGCTACCATATATGTTAAAATCGTCAATTGGATCCAACATTACGGCAGTGTCAGCAGTATACATATCAGCTTGTATGGGGTTTATTAAACTTGCACGGTTTTCACCAATTAACTCACCGTTTAGTATAAGTTGTATTACTAAATCTTGTATTCTAGCAACTCGCCTTGCATTTAACGAAAGCTCTATACCAACTAATGTTCCACTATTCGCTGGAATATTATAACCACTTGTATTAAGTTGGCTGGTTTCGCTATAAAATTTCTCTTGCCAAAACCCACTTATTGTGTATAATGTACCACGTGTGCTAGCAGCACTGTCTGTACTAATGATACTTTCTGAATGATCCCACTGAATTGAGGGTCTACCAGTCACACTATTAACTGAATGAACTTGTTCTATAATAGATGGTAGGAAGAAAGCGGTTGTGGTAGTCATACTTTATTTACCCAAAATAAAAGGGCTCCGAAGAGCCCTTTGTATTTTTCAACACTAGGTTTGAATTAGCTGAACTTAACGTTACCAGCAGTAATTGCAACACGACCTAAATAGTCAGCTGCGTTACCTAGAGAAGAAGCTGTGTTAGACAACTCAACATAACCATAACGTGTCATGAATGATACGACTGGTTCGAATGTTGATGGGTCTAGAACAACACCGCTGCTCATCAATGGAATGTATGGGCAGTAGAACGCTGGAGCGTCAGACTCTGAACCGCCTTTGTAGCCGATTAGGATGTCTGTGCTGTCTGTAGCATATGAGTTAACATACACTTTCATAGCGTTGTTTAGTGTACCAACGAACTTAGTGTTTGTTGGAGCTTCAAATGTACCTTCTGTTGTACGAGCAAAAGCTGAAGTAGTAGCAGATTGTAGGATGGTCAATGCGAATGGAGAAACCACTGCATAGTTACCAGCACCACGGCGAGTACGTTGAGCGATCAAGTTAGAAACACGGTTGATCTGAACAGCTAAAGCAGCGTGTTCGTCACCAACGAATGTTGCTGTACCAGAAACGGCAGCTTGGTCGTAAGTTTGTGTTGCTGTACCAGCTAAAGCTAGTAAAGAACCAATGATTTCTTGGTCGATTTCAGCAGTAATTTCTTGTGCCAAAGCGGCCATGATTTCTGCTTCTACGTCGATACCTTGTTGAGCTTGTGCATCTTGAGCTGCTTCGAAAGTCCAACGAGCACTTAGCTTGCGAGTCTTTGCTTCAACAGTTTGTTTCAAGATCTGGATGCTCATACGCTTACCAGCTTGGCCTTCTAAAGTAGCTGTAGAAGCTGCCTTAGCTGCACCTGCATTACCTGTGCTATCTTGGTTACCAGAATAGCTTTCAGCAATTTTGAATGGGCTTAGTGCTTCTTCACCTGCTAGAGCAGTACCTGCGCTATCAGCATAACGCACACGTAAAGTGTGGATCTGACCAACTGGGCCAGTCATTGGCTGTACGCCTACCAACTCGTTAGCAATAACTGTTGGCATAACACGGCGGATTACTGGTAGAATCACGCGGTTTAGTGTTGAAACGTTTCCGGCAGAAGTGGCACCAGCTGTTGCGCTTTCTTGAAGATACTTACGTGTATTTTCTAGGGTTACGCCCATTACTGATTTTTTAGTGCCTTGTAAGCCTTCTAATAGGGCTTCCTTAGTCTCTGCCCAACGTCCGTTTAGTAGTTCTGACATTTAAATTCTCCTAATTTATTTTAGTCCAGCTAGCTTGCGAATGTCTACGATGTTACTATCGCCGCCTACGCTGCTACGGTTGGTGTTGGAAATTGTCTTATTTCCGGTTACTTCTTTAGCCTCTACTAGTGCCTGTTTCTTCTGCGGAGCTTTGCCACCAATTACTGATGGAAGATACTTATCGAAAGATTCGTTAAGTTTCTCTGTTTTAACACTCTCCATTAATTCACCCATGATTGCTTTTTGCTCACTGTTTAGGGGAGCTAGCAACTCACTCATGATTTCTTTTCTTGTTTGACTCTCTTTAAGAGTACGGATTTCTGATTGCTTGCTTTCTAGGATTTGTTCAGCTTTTACAACAGCTTCAGCAGCTTCTTGAATAGCTAAATCTTTCAAGTCTATAACTTTGAGCAATTTTGCAGTTTCCGATTTTTCATTTAGGTAACTTGTCTGATACTCAGAAGCAAAAGCTTCGAATAACTTACGGCCGAAGTCTGCACGGCGAGCGGCTTCAATGTCTTCTTTAAGTGCAGTAATTTCAGAATTTAAGTTCTGAGTTACTACGCTTTCGACCATAGTAGCAGCACGTTGTACAAATGCTTCTTTTACCTTCTTGATTTCTTGACGTCCTTCACGGATCAACTTAACTTTAGTTTCAGCTAAGTCCTTCTTGTCTTTGAAGAATTCTGTAATTTCTTGAGCCAATGCCTCAACAACGAATTGTTCTAATGCACCAAACTTAGTTGCCATAGCAACTTGATCTTCATGCAACTCTTTAACTTCTGCTGCTAAACGACGAGTAACGAATTCCTTCATTACAAATGCGTTTTGCTTCATAGCCTTAGCGTACTTGACTTTCATCTCGTCCAATTGCTTACGATCGTCTGCAAACTCAACAAGTTCAGCAGCTAGTTGCTCGCTGATCATACGATCAACGGCTTCAACCATTGTGCTCTTGTCGTGTTCATATTTCTGTGCGAACTCTTCGCGTAATTGAAGAGCAACTTGTTCTTTATTCTCGTTTACACGAGCTTCCCAAGCTTCTTCAATCTGGCCTTTGATCTCTTCAGAAACCACATTGTTTTCAAATAACGTTTTCAATGCATCCAACATGTGATTCTCCTTGTTATTGGAGTTTGCCAATTATTGCTAATAGGCTCTCTTTGAGATATTTTTGTGCTTTAGGATCACCCTTAACCTCTTGCGCTATGCGTAAGGC